TGCGAAAAGATAGAAGTTTCGAACGTGCGTTTTTCAAGGCTATTGGAATAATGATTGCTGTCATCGCAATCTTTGGTTCCATAATCTATGCGTTGATGTGCTGGGTGGACACCGAGCCATGAATATCCAACGTCTTGGCAATTTTGTGAACTGGTTCAATATCCTTTTGTTCTGCGTTTGGGTATTATATGCCTACGGTTAAACGCAAACGGAGCAAGAAGATGAACAAACTTACAGACGACCAGCGCTTTGCAGAGCTCCGCTCAATCACGAATGTGCGCCAGCAAATCCGTGCGCAAGCTGCGGCCCTGAAAGCAGCCCAGAAAGCGGCGAAGAAATGAACGCACAGCTTAAATTCGAACCGCTTAAGACTCAACCCATGCCGACGCGCGAGCGCTTGAACCGCATCGCCGAAGGTTTGCAGGGTTGGATCGACGGTAAGGTTGCTGATCACAATGCGCGTCGCGCTGCGGATCGGCGGGTCAACTACTCCGTACAGGGTTGGAGCATCGTCAATGGCTAATATGATCAGTCTGGAAGTTGAGATCGTCATAAAGGCGAAGCTACCGTCGCTCACGCAGAGCGCTATACGGAAGCTTGAGCGCGGCGGTGTTGTGGTTACCAGTGTTGACACCAGCGCGAACCGTTGTACCGTACACGGCACGCTGAAGGTGCAACCCTGGCGAACTAGGAGCTAACCATGAAATCAATTCTGTTCGTATTGCTGATGCGCATCAACGGCGACACCAGTGCGGTAGCTGTGTACGAGTCCATAGAGCAGTGCCGTGACGCACAGCACTCCGGAGTCAACATCGCTGCGGCATATAGCTGCCAGCCTGTTGATGTGCGCGGAACGCTGGCGCTACAGAAGCACAGATGAATCAGCGACGCGAGTTTGATGCAAGATGCATGTTGTTGTGGAGCGCTTGCCATCACAGTTCCGTCAATGTTTTACTGTTCGTACTGGCACGGCAGTTCCGTGACGCAAGTTGGGTGATGCCCAACATCAAGTCCTCAACTATGGTGTACACAACGCACCGTCGGCATGAGGCATCCTTACAGGGCCGCGCCTGGCGCTGGACACCGGGTGATACCGGAAAGAAGATAGGCGACGATGTTTGATTCCGTCGCGCTAGAGTGCTCTTGCCGGCACAAAGGCGCGGTCAACGGGCAAGCGTTGAAGCGGAGTTTTTGTGACACGACACGCCTGGGGACTGGTGCCCTGGGCGTGTCACTCTTTGTAAGGAGAACGAATTGGCCATTGACAAGAAAATGCCGAGCGCTCGAACAACTGTCGAGCTCGCGGCAATGGTGAATGCAGGGTTATGCCCAAATGGTTGCGGGTTGATGCACGACTGCCCGCCTGACGGACAGCATTGTCAGAAATGTGATTTCATGTGCGACGAACAACCTGATACACCTCCAACCAAAGAGCACACAAACTAAGGAGTGATGATGCAACGACATAAAGCACAGACCCATTCCGGTTCTCATGCGAACCTGGCAGTCAACCGCGCTCACAAGCGTCTTGCGCTTAAACGTCAAGCGCGTGTTACGATCAACGACAATCCAAACCGCGCAGCACGTCGCGCACCACTGCGCGCAGCCGCGCTCGCTGCCAAGATCGCTGCACAGTCACCGGAGGCAATTGTCAATGCACCGCCTTCGGCTTAGCGTAGCTCTGCTCGCGCTCAGCGGCTGCACCACGATGCAACAGCATCCGTATATCACGACAGGCGCTATTGTGTTCCTGTCGACGTCGCTGGTACTCTGCACTCAGCACGATGCGCGTCAACCGAACCATATGCGCATCCATGATCCGAATTGCACAACACCGGGAGCTTGTCAGTGATCCGTTTTATCTTCGACGCGCTCCGCTACCGCTGCGCATACATCGACCTGGATGGGTGCTTATTGCGTCGCATGCGCTGTCCAATGGGCACCGGAATGAAAGGCATCGACTTCCTAATGTGGTGGCGAGAAAACCTGACAGTGCGTCCGGTCATCAAGCGTCGCTTGCCGCTGCTCTACTTGCTGCGCCTGCTAGGCGTGAAGCTGATCGTGTGGACGAACCGCGATAACATGCTGCATCGTTGTATCACGTTCGACTCGCTAGGTTATCATCAGTGGCTGTTCAGCGATTACAAGTTCTACGACGGTCAGAAGATCTTGTCGCGCGTGCCCGGACCTGTAATGGACGACCAAAAGAACTATCTGGCTTGCGGCAAAGGTCGCGGCCTGCTAGTGTCGCAATTGTGAGCGAACCCTTCCCTGACATGAAGATCTACTTGTGGCGGCAGTTCTGGGGCGTGCTATGTAGGCGCAAACCAGACTATGCACTATCATGCGATACGCTGCGGTTGATCGAAGGTGAGGAGTTCCGTGTCTACGGCAAGATTCTACCATTCAAAAGGAGACAAACATGCGAGCACTTCGAAACTCAGTTGCGTTCTTCGCAGGCGTCCTAGCTGTCTGCATGGTTGCGCGGGCAATGGGTGCGGAGCTACAGCAACCCGCGCCGCAGGTGTCGTTCGGCGTGATTCAGTGTGGTGACATCGTTGCAGTCTGGGTGATTACGCACGACGGCAAATTGATGCGTATGGACGCGACCAATGCTCCGAAGAACGCGGAAGCGTACAACGCCTTCATCGCATGGATCAACAAAAGCAAGCAAGACCTATACGAGATCCCTTGCGCTGTTGCGACTGGCGGCAAACCGCGCGTGAAACAGCTGACATGAGGGAGATCATCAAGCTGAAGCCCGCTGAGTGCGTCACTGTGTTCGGTACGTTGATTCTCAATCAGCATAAACACAAACCGATGTATGTACGCTTAGGTCGAAAGTCTGTTACAGTATCGGACCGCAAACCAGCGGCATACGGAGTGAAGAAACGTGCCTAATGAAATGGCTGATTATTACGGTAAAGACCAACCTAGCGCCTCATTCAAATGGGGCGTTATTGTACCTGCGGTGTTCGGTGCTACGGACACGAAATGGTCTGCTGTAGCGTGGTTCCGCTCGCGCAAGCGAGCTGTAGACTATGCAAACATCCGTTACACAGTCTACGCAATTGCGCGGATGAAATGATGCGCGGACATCCTTGCCCTCTTGTTTTTCGTGGACCTATGTGCCACTATGCAGGTGCAGAACAGACGTGCGACAAGTCTGCTAGACGATGTCGCGAACTAGGCAACTTCCACAATTACCAAGGGTGGCCCATGGAAGACGATTTAGAACATACCCAGCGCTTGCCGGTGCTACCTGATGGCACATGCAACTGTCCAAGCAAAGACATGATTGTGCATGTAGTCGGTTGTCCGCTGCGCAAGCCTCCGTTCCTGTATACGGTGACCGGCAAACCGCTATCTGACATCGGACTTGACGGCGCAATAGTCGTGCATCCCGACGGAAGTTCGCATCCGTTGATCGGCATTTACTTCCACAAGTGGGATGACGACATTTCACTTTACGACAATCTGCGACTCGCGTTCGGTGAGCAATACCCAGGTTGCTCGCTGGTGTTTGGACCGCTGTGAGAGGAACTGATTTAACTGGTTCGACAGAAGGTTTTTTGACCTACATCGAAGAAGCTGGCATGCGCAAGCGAGAACGTTTGATCAAATGTAATTGTTCTTGCGGAAAACAAAACGTGATAGTTAGAGCTACCCATTATATGAATGGAACTGCTAAAAGTTGTGGATGTTATCAGTCTATAATCGCTTCACAACGTTTTCTTAAGGACATGACCGGTCAAAAATTTGCACGTCTGACAGTTTTACGCAGAGACTTAACGCTTGCACCTAAAGTTCGCCCTCATTGGATTTGCAAGTGTGAATGTGGAACAGAAATTTCTGTGCTAGGCTCAAACTTGCGTAAAGGCGGCACCAGAAGTTGCGGTTGTTACAGACGTGATAGATCAATTGAGGTGAATATGGGTAACTCCTACCGGACAGGTAAATAATCATGACAATCCAAACTGCCCAACTTGTCATAGATGCGCTGGTACGCGATTGTCAATCATTCACATGCGGTCAGGCTGGTGGGTCAGCTGAGTCTCATCGTTTATTTGCAATCGGCCTTTTGAATAAAGCTCGTAGAGAATTATTTCGAGCACAACAACTTGAACCAAAACCAGATGATACGCCAGAAGAACGTATATCTGATGATGGTTTGCCAAGAGGGTTCGAATGAACTTCTACCAGGTAACCACCGGCAAGCGTCAGTACGCCTTCCACGCGCGGAGCATCCAAGTTGCCTCCTCGTTTGTGCAGCACTGGCGCCCCGGTGTCGTCGTGACTCGCATCAACTACGCGCAGTTCTTGATGATGCTGAAGTCACGCTTGCAACGCTTGGCGATACAGGGGAAGCTCACATAATGCCTTGATGTTAGAACTGTGAACTACGTCACGTCCGTACCTGGTTGCATGATCTAAGCTCTATTCATGAACATCTACACTGTCGTTTCTGGACTGGGCTGGTACTTGATGCCGGCGCCGAACATTCAAGCTGCGTCGCAGTTCGTGCGGCACTGGCCCGGTGTCAAGGTGCGCCGAGTTACCGACGAGCATGTGGTCACGCAGCTCCATGCGAAATCGCTTGCACGATCCATTCAATCAGACGTACAACGTAAGCTCTACACACGTGAGGAGCTGCAATGTCTGCTAAGTGGGATCAATACTGGTTAGAGGATGCGTTGCACGTAGCGCGCAAGTCCAAAGACCCTTCGACCAAGGTCGGAGCGGTCATCGTTCGTGATAACGACAAACTCACTGAAGGCTGGAACGGGTTCCCGCGCGGTATCGCTGATACTGTGGAACGCCTTGCTGACCGAGACATGAAGCTGAAGCTGGTGGTGCATGGCGAGATGAACGCGGTGTTGAACGCTGTGCGCATCGGCATGTCGCTACGCGGAAGCACCGTGTACGTCGTCGCACTTGACGCTGTGTCGGGCGAAGTGTGGGGCGGCGCACCCTGCACACGCTGCACCGTCGAGTGCATACAGGCTGGCATTGTTGAGTACGTGTCCTACCCTGTAAAGCGCGCTCCTTCGCGCTGGCACGGTGATTGCAGCTTCGCAGCGGGGCTCATACACGAAGCTGGGTTGCTGTACCGCGAGGTTGAATACCCGGAGGCGCTGTCGAAAGGCGGGCTGATAGATGTCCGTGCGTAAGCAGACCACGCTTGCAAAGGCGGTGTTCAACGTACTGCAACTAATTGGCGGTGATGCAAAGCACGAGTTTATTCAAGACTTCAACGCTTTGGATTCTTCTATTAGTTCTGATATCAAGCCACCGATCTACGATAGGTCGTGTTCGATTACAATGCCGCTGTGCGGTGAAGTGGAGCTACCAGGTGACGACCGTACCGCCGAAAGTTGTCGAAACATGTATCCAGATCCTCGTGGAACATCATTTCCTCCTCAGCCTCCTAACCTTGGGGTTGCTAGCGCTCGCGATGTACTGCGTGAGCAGTCCGAGTTGATCAGCAAGTACGCTGCGGAATTGGACAAATTCATGCAGACGCATGAGTGTCGGCGAAATTGCGACACTTGCACTGAGCTACGGTCACGCGCTACGCTCGCCCGGGACATATCGTTAATTTATTTCCGTGCAGCTACCTTGGAGGTGTGACATGTTCAGTCTATTGTTTACTCTGTTGTTCGTGCTTGCCGCGTTGATCGTGTCAGGTCTGTTCTTCAAGGGCCGCGTGTGGAGCCCGACAGTTACCGCGTTCGGTTATCGCGTCAAAGTCACCATCGCTGTGCCGCAGGTTGCGTTCAGCATTGCACCGGCACCCACTGCACCTGCTAAAGCAGCGACTCCCATTGAACAGACCCCGCCCGCGCCTCCGTCGGCCAAGTAGGGTAAATAAGAATCGCCCCGTCCGTGATGGCCGGGGCTTTTCTCCCTTTATGATAAGCGGAACTCGGTGCAAGTTCTGCGGTCACATCGTACTCGCACCATGCGACGAATCTCAATCAAGTGAGTGTCCCAACAACGATAAGGACGAAGACGACAAATGAAGAACTATGTTCTTGGTTTTGCGTTTGATAAGCGCGCGGCAGTTGCTCTGATCTGCAAAGCGCGCCCGGACTGGCAAGCAGGCAAATGGAACGGTATCGGCGGGCACGTCGAACCAGGTGAGAACAGCTTCGAAGCAATGGAGCGCGAATTCTACGAAGAAACGACGATGCGCATCAAAGCGAATGCATGGCGCTACTGTGGTCAGCTGAAGAAGCTAGGAGCATACCATTGCGCAGTATTCACGACGAACGTCATGGACTTGCGGGTGCAAACGAACACCGACGAAGCGGTCAAGGTTTTCACGCGACAAGAACAGGCATTGTTCCTCGATACAAGGGAATGGCCTTGCCTCGCAAACATCCTGCCGATGCTCTATCTGTGCAACATGGCACCGGATCGCGAAGCAGTGATCCCCTTCTTCACACTGGACTATACAAAATGACAGACACACCGCTGCGCACCCAGTCGCGCAAAGCCAGTTTGATTGAAGCAATCGCGAATACGATGATCGGTCTTATCATTGCATACTTCATGAACATTCTGCTTTACACCGCGTATCACGTACAGGTGGGCGGTGGCACGGTGTTCGCAATTACCATGTGGATGACGCTCGTATCAGTGATACGCAGCTTCGTCCTTCGCCGCCTTTGGAACTCAGAGTGGTGGAAGCACTGGAAGGTGTTGCACGGACTCAAACGATAACTGTACGCTGCGCGCTGCCTTACCACACCTGGAGCCCGCATGCCTAAGAACCATGGACTTACGAACGAAGAAGTTGCAAAGGCATTCGACAAATGCGGCAACGTCCTCAAGACCGCCAAATATCTAGGGGTCGCAAGATCCACCGTTCACCACCACCTTGATCAACTGGGCATTCGCCCGGGCAAGGCACTCGCCGGCGGTTCGCTCGACGGTGACATCAAAGAGACAGTTCGCGACCTGCCTGCTGAAGGTACGGTCAAACGCTACCTGCTCACGTGCGCACAGAGCAACACGTACCTGAACGACAACGTATGGGACACCCTGCTCGGCATCGCAAAGTATTACGGCGCTGAGCTGCACATCAGTCGCTTCAGCTATAACAAGGGCGCGTATCTGAATCGAGGCAACCTGCAAAAGCCAGGCGCGTTCGAAACCGACGAACAAGACGAAGACCACGCAATCACTGACGACGGTGCGATGTGGTTCGATCCGCGTATCGTGCCTTATGCTTCCGACCAGCGTCTCGAGCTCGCGCCCGGGCTCGTGTTCTGCGGCGAGCTCAACATCTTGCCGACAGCGGTGCGCCCGCTCAGCTCGCTTGAGTCGTACACCGGACGCAAGTCGTCCATCGTGCCGCACGTCAAGATTGCCATGGAGTCGGTTGCTTCTTCGAACAGCGAACCGCCGAAGTTCATGTACACCACTGGCACAGTGACATTCAAGAACTACATCCAGAAGAAGGCTGGGCAGAAGGCGGAGTTCCACCACTGCTACGGCGCGTTGCTAGTTGAGGTCACTTCGAAAGGCGACTGGTACGTGCGCCAGCTCAACGCGGATCGCAAGGGTCGCATATACGACCTCGGTGACCGCGACGACGGTGTAATCTTGTTCAGCGGCAAAGAAAAGCCCAAGTTCAAGCAGCGCGTTGAGGCAATTAACTGGGGCGACATACACGTTGCGGAAGCGCTGTATGATGAAGAAGTTATTGAGTTGAACTGGGGCGTCGGTGGCATGCTCGACGTGCTCAAGCCGAAGTACCAGTTCGGGCACGACACGTTCAGCTTCTTGAGCCGCAACCACCACGACGAAAAAGACTCGCACCGCAACTTCGAGAAATTCATCAACGGTGAGGACAACGTCGCAACAGAGTTGTTCAAGACCGGGCAGTTCATCGTTCAGCGTATGCAGCGTGATTGGACGAAGATCGTCATCGTTGACAGCAACCATGACCGCGCATTGAAGAAGTGGCTCAACGTTGCGAACTACAAGACCGATCCGCTGAACCGCATGTGCTTCTTGCGCTTGGAGCTGCGGCAGTCGGAGGCGATTGCGGTCAAGGACGAACACTTCCACTTGCTCGAATACGCACTGGAAAACTACGGTGCGGTGGACCCGACTGTCGTGAAGTTCCTGCGCGAAGACGAAGGGTTTGTCATTTGCCGCGATTCATCAGGCGGCATTCAGTGTGGTAACCACGGGCACCTCGGCGCAAACGGTGCCAAGCCTGCTCCGCTCCAGTTCGCGAAGATGGGACGTCGGCAGAACACCGGGCACACGCACAGTGCGTGCATCATCGACGGTCTGTTCGTTGCTGGTGTCACCGGCAAGCCGAAGCGATTCAAGTACCGCAAAGGTCCCTCGAGCTGGAGTCAGAGCGACATCGTGACGTACCAGAACGGTAAGCGTCAGATTGTCACCAAGTGGCAGAACAAATACCGCGCCGCTTGAAATCAACACGAGCATCGAAGCAGTATGCGTATGTGCCCGCGCGCCGCCACACAGTTGGGTTGTATGCCTGGAGAACCAGCATCGACGCGCGGGCCGTTTCTAACTAAGAGGTAACAATGATTCAGCGACTCATCGGTATCACCGGCCTTGCTGGTGCAGGAAAAGACACATTAGCGAATGCGATTGTGAGTGAGTTCGCTGGAATCAAATACAGTTGGGCGTTACCTCTGAAGCTGGCGCTCAACGCCATGTTCGGTTGGACGATGGAGATGTGGGACGACCGCGTCTGGAAAGAGACCGAAATCCCTTGGCTCGGCAAGTCACCGCGTCAGCTGGCGCAGACGATGGGCACTGAATGGGGCCGCGAGCTGGTGCATCCTGAACTGTGGGTCATGCTTGGAATGCGTCAGTACGAAGCGCATGCCGCGCTCAGCAATTCTCCGTTCATTATTGCAGATACGCGCTTCGACAATGAAGCGCGCGCGATACACCGCAACGGCGGCATTGTTGTGAAGGTCATCCGCGATGACGCTGCACCGATCTTCGCACACAAGTCTGAGAAGGGTGTTTCGCCCGACCTCATCGACTACACGCTGGGCAACAACGGCACAGTTGATGATTTCGTCAACCTGTCGTTAGCACTGTTCGATATTTGGTCGACGCAGCGCGCGTGAGCGAACCTAAGCCCTGGGAACAGGCGTCGCTTGACCGGGCGCAGGACACCGCGCGCCGCACCGCAGAACCGATAGCTGCCCCTGCAAAGCCACCGCGTCGCATCAACATCCGTCAGAAGGGCGCGAACGGTGAGCGCGAGCTCGCAAACGAGCTGAACGCAATCGTTGTTCAGTTGCTCACGAAGCACGGCATACCGGTGCCCGACAAGCCTGTTATCCAGCGCAACCAGAACCAGACCGCTGTCGGCGGCAACGACCTGTCCAACTGCTTCGGCATTGGTATCGAGGTCAAGCGCCAGGAACAACTCAGCGTGAACAAGTGGTGGGAGCAGTGCGTCAAAAGCTGCGCCAAGAACCAAGAATTCCCGGTGCTGATTTATAGGCAGAACAAGCAAGCCTGGCGTGTGGTCATGCATTGCTGGGTGCAATTACCGGTTGGATCCGTTGCTATGATGGCGCGCGGTGAGGTAAGCTGGCAGTTCTTCCTACACTGGTTTCACAACTGGGTGGACCAGAAACTTTCGAACGGTGAGCTTCCCCAATGTTAGACCGCATTGTCGATTTCTTCCTGAACTTCGCGAAAGCGTTTCAGTTCTGGGTAATCATATATGCGTATGAGCAGGGTGTCCACATGCGGTTCGGCAAGTTCCGCCGCATCCTTCAACCGGGCCTATGGTTCTGCTGGCCGTTCCACATGGACCATGTGCTCGTTGATAACGTCGTTATGCGCACCGTGCATCTCGGCGCACAGTCGCTTACCACGAAGGATGGCAAGTCGGTTGTTGTGAGCGCCGTGATCACACTTAAGATCAATGACATTTATAAAGCCTTGCTTGAGGTAGAATCAATTGAGCACGCAATGATGGACGTGTGCTACGGTGCTATCAGCCGACACGTTGACTCGAGCACCTGGGAACAGCTACACACCGAAGAAGCGTTCGACGGATTGACGAAAGAATGCCGTCGAACTGGCAAGCGCTACGGACTTGAAATTGATAAGGTGCAGCTTGCGGACCTTGCCACCTGCCGTACCTATCGCATGGTCAACAGTGAACACCCAACCCGCTACGAAGAGAAAAAGGAGCAGAGTCGATTATGAGCTATATTCCAAAGAGCGCGCTTCGTAAGATTGAAGCAGCTAACCGCGCGATCAAAGCAATGCCGCACCGAGTATTTGACGGTGTAGAAAAGATCGCTGTTCCGTTTGTACCGACGGTCCTTTCTGCCGGCCAAGGTGGCGCGCAAATGTGGGACGTGTTCTTCAACGGCACGAAGCAACATTTATGCCAGCACGCTGACAGCGAGCAGGGCTATATTGTCCGCTACGTGCGCGGTGTTGGGAACAAACCGCAGACGAAAGAAACGGAGAAGCTTTTTGGAATTGTCGAGATCAAACGGAAGGTACGTTGATGGCAAAGCTAGACAGCGCATTGAAGGCCAAGTTCGACGCACTGAACGACGAACAACTGTCGCGCAAGGTTGATGAGCTCAAGCAGACTATTCCGCATCTTAACGAGCAGCTTGATTACGCTGCTCGGATGCTTCGCGATCGCCGCGCCGCAGCGGCAAGGAAGGCCCTTGACGAAGCCCGTAGCAGACGCACCAGCTGACGCGCAAGACTGCGCGAATCGCATGAACGCTTGCAAGATCCAAGCGGAAGGCGAACAGCGATTCTATGATGCGGCGCTGGTGCTGCGTGACTACCCGGCATCGGAGAAGCACCGGGCCCGGTTACACGAACTCCTTGACTTGGAGTTGAACTACAAAGCGTCCATGTATTCCATAATCCAAAACGCGCGATCCAATCGGCACAAATAAGAATCGTTCACATCGCTTGATGCGAAAACTGTGAATTAGGTCTAGATTTACGGTGCAGGTGTGCTATCCTTGCATCATGAAAACGAAACACACCCACCAAGGAACTTGCCAGGCCTGCGGCGCTGTGCAAGCGGTTGACAACACCACCAAGCTGATCGCGAAGCACGGTTACCAGGTAGCAGGCTTCGGGTTCTTCAACGGGGTTTGCCAGGGCAGCGACAACCCGCCCGCGGAGCTCGAGGTGTTCCTCACCTACCGCATCATCACCAACCTGCTCGCCTGGGCAACGGAAAAGGATCGCATCGCGGAGCTGTACGCCAACGGTGTCTTGATGGTCCACATGCACAGTTCGTATTCGGGCAAACGCACGCCCAAAGGCAACCGCATATACCACGACGTCATGATGTTCGGTTGCACCGAGGACCAGATCATCCACCAGGGTACGCTTGAAATTGACAGCAACACGTCCGCCGCGAACATGGCGCGCAGCCACATTGACTCGCTGAAGCGTCTGGTGCTTACGCGCTTGGGTCAACCGCTCTACCCGGTGTCGCACAAGACGGTGCGACAGTTCGCGGTGGGCGATGTGGTCAAGCTGTACAGCAAGGACTTCGTGCTGGTTGCCCCGCGCTATGGTATGTCGACCACCAGCACCCCGAAGTTCTGGAAAGGCTATTACAAAGACGATGCGGACAAGAAGATGTTCTTCCCGACAGTTCGAACACTGAGGAGCCAGAACTAAGACCTACATCACAGTATCGCCGCCGCGAGGCACCGATACTGGATTCAAGGCTGGTTAAGCCAGCGCACAGCACCGGGACCGACACCGGTAGGGATTCCAAACCCCGCTAGTCAGTGCGCTTGCTTAAACAGCTACGGAGATTATGATGGACGACGAGTTGAGTGCAACCGACATTTTGATGTTTGACATGAAGGCAGCGCAGCTGGCCTATCTGTTGAACAAGCGTAAGCAGCGTAAAGCCTCCGGGCTCGTTGTCGACGTGCAGGCGGAAGCGCTCAAGATGTGGGAACCCGCGCCGTTCAGCCCATTCGATCCCAACTTGCCGATGTTTTTGCGGCGGCAGGCGGATTGATATGACGCGCTGCGAAACACAACTCGCGCACGTGATTACTGATGCGATCGCAATGTTGCGGTGGCAGGTGCGTAAGCCGCTGTCTGCGGACTCGTGGTCCGGGTGGTGCAACACCGCGATCGAAGCGATTCAAGAGTGCGTCGACCAACCGAAGACGCGCGAAATGATTGATGGTGATTTGTAACAACTACTGGAGAAACTGATGAAAGGTCTTATGATTAAAGCGGCGCTGTTGACAGCGCTTTTCAGCAGCTCAGCTATGGCCTGGGACTGCACCAACCCTGCGAACTGGTCACTGAACGTGCCCGGAAACGAGTGCTATCACAAAGGCCCGAATCCGACCACACCGCCCGCGACCACGCCACCAGGGAACACGTCCACCAACACAAACGGAAACACCAATACGCTCGGTCAGGGTCAAGACCAAGGTCAGGGGCAATCCCAGGGACAAGGTCAGACCGCAACCGGAGGCAAAGCTACTGGCGGTAAGTCCACCAGCAACAGCAATGCGACCGGAGGCACCAGCACCGCGCAGGGCGGGACCAGCAATGCAGCCGGGGGTAAAGGCGGCAAAGCTACCAGCAACGCGGCAGGCGGTGCAGGCGGGTCGGGTGGTGCAGGTGGTGCGGGTGGTACCGGTACAGCGACCAGCGCAAGCGACAGTCACGCGTCGACCACGCTGACAGCACCATCGAGTGCAACTGTGGATAGTCACGATAGTTCCAGCACGTACATCGCAGCACCGCGCATCCCGGTCAACACGGCAATCGCCGGGTACCAGGACACGAACGCACCGTGCCGCTTTGCGGAGGGCTTGGGAATCCAAACTATGCCGGGTGCCGCGAGCGCTGGGTTTACGTTCAAGGACCATGACTGCATGAAGTTCCGCCTTGCGGAATACTTCTATGCACGTCACCAGGACGTAGCGGGTGATCGTTTGATGTGCAGCATGAACGAGGTGCGCAAAGCCCTAGGCAAAGACTGCCTGGATGTGGTCGGTGTGGTGTTCAACCCGCCCCAGGTAGCGGTGGCGCCCGTAGATGCCGTTTCACATAAGGAGCTCCAGGAGTTCGAAAACCGTCAAGCGGAGCGCGACAAGCGCATTATCACGCACACTCTGTCGAAGTAGCAAAATTGTGAACTAGATCTAGCCCGGGACTGCAAACCGGGCTATTCTTGCATCACAATAGTTCATCGGAGTTTTCGCAAATGGGTACAGAAACACGAATTTGGTCCGCGCTTCAGCTCGCACTGTTCGGCGACGCTGCAATCGGCACCGGTAACCGCATCGTTATCGCGGTCGCTGGTTCGGGCAAAACCAGCTCGGGCGAACAGATGGTGAAGCGCGTGCGCGGTTCGCACGTCTACCTCGCGTTCAACAAACCCATCGCCACCGAGTTGTCGGCGCGCGGGTTGAACGGTCGGACCTTCCACAGCATTTGCTACAGTGTGGTCACCAAGGCCCGTAACGTCAAGACGGTCGACGCGGACAAGCTGCGCCGGTTGTGCGATGCGAAGCTCACCGGTGACCACGGTCAACTGTACGGTTCGTTCATCCAGCGCCTTGTCGGTCTCGCGCGCAACGCGGGTATCGGTTGCCTGGTGGACAACGTCGATTCTGCTTGGTATGACCTGATCGACCATCACGACCTCCAGCTCGAGTCCGAGCTCGCGGACGTCACCAAAGCGGTCGAGCTCGCACAGCAGCTTCTTGTCTGGTCCAACGAATCAACGATGGTTGACTTCGATGACCTGCTTTACTTTGCGGTCAAAGACGGCCTGGTGATGCCCAAGTTCGACAACGTGTTCGTTGACGAAGCGCAAGACACCAATGCGATCCAGCGCGCGATCATCAAGAAGATGATGAAGCCCACCTCGCGCCTGTTTGCCATCGGTGACCCGGCGCAAGCAATCTACGGGTTCCGGGGCGCGGACAGCAACAGCATGAACATGATCAAAGAGGAGTTCAACTGCACCGAAATGCCCCTCACGGTCAGCTACCGGTGCGCCACCTCAATCGTCGCGTATGCGCAGCAATGGGTTGACCACATCCAAGCGGCACCGGACGCTCCTGAAGGCGAAGTGGTGGACCTCAACTACGATTGGAACACCGGCAACTTCAAGCCGAACGACTTGGTTGTCTGCCGCACCACCGCCCCGATCATTACCCTCGCCTACCGCATGCTGAAGGCGCGGGTACCGGTGCGGGTGATGGGTCGTGAGATTGGGCAGGGCCTCAAGTCGCTGATCAAGAAGATGAACGCGCGCACCATGGAGCAGCTTGAAAGCAAGTTGGACGTGTGGTCAGCGCGAGAGTGCGAGAAGGCGCGCGTCAAGAACCAGGACAGCAAAGTTGAAGCGATTCAGGACAAGTGCGACGCGATCAAGTGCCTCATTGATGGTCTTGACGAAGGTGACCGCAGTATCTACGCGCTGAACAACGTGATCGACAAGCTGTTCTCTGACGCAGTGAATTGCACGGTGCTGGCAACCATACACAAGTCCAAAGGCCTAGAAGCTGACCGGGTGTTCTGGTTGAACAGCTCACAGTGTCCCAGCAAGTGGGCGAAACAAGCGTGGCAGGTCCAACAAGAGAATAATCTCTGCTACGTTGCTACCACGCGCGCCAAAACGTCCTTATTCCTGATCGAAGAAAAGAAGGAGAAATCACGATGAAGACCTTTAAACGGTTGCTGGCAGGAAAGTCCCTGCTGGCGGTGGCCAAGCTGCGTAGGGAGCGCGCAGCAACCGCACGTAAGCTGCGCACCGCACAGCAGCGGCAACGGGAAGCCCTGGGGCAGCGTGCGCTTATAGCGCTCCGTAGCGCGTTCCCTGGTAGCCGGTACCGACGTTAAAGAACTGTGAACTAGCGCACGAAAGGATTCGTGCATCTGACCGATACTTAAATCATGAACAAGCACACATACAACGCGCACCAAGCGCTGACCGCCACCGCCCGGATGCGGTTGACCCCTGTACAGCAGGAAGCACTTTTGAAAGCAGCGCTTGAGCGTGCGGAGATCCTGCGCAAACTAGGCGCTTAACACTGCCGTTGCAGCGCCCGCGTTATCACTGTTAGGGTGCAACCTCCCGCCCAAGGAGCTTGCATGATGGCAAAAACGAAGAATGACCTCGACCTTCAGGCGCACCAACAAGGTGACGCAGATGGGTTTGGTATGTTCCGTGGCGCGTTTGTCGCTTTCGGTGTTGAAGTAGCGGTTGCGTTGATCTACGGATTGATCCTCCTGCTTACCCACCCTGCCACTAGCGCGCTATATCGATGACACCCCTCGCATGGGGTTCTAAGGTCTCCCAGGCCTTTCGTGATCGGGTCCGCGCAATCGCTGCAAACCTTGGACTACCGCAAGACGGTGCAAGCTGGTTGATGGCGTGCATGGCTTGGGAGTCCGGGCGCAGCTTCAGTCCGCACGTACAGAACGCAGCCGGCAGCGGCGCGGTAGGGTTGATCCAGTTTATGCCTGCAACTGCTGGCTCGCTGGGAACCAGCACTGAAGAGCTTGCGGCAATGACGCCTGAAGAACAGCTTGAGTATGTGGACAAATACTTCGAACCCTTCCGCGGACGCTTGCACCTGCTAAGCGACGTATACATGGTGATCCTCTGGCCAAAGGCTGTAGGGCAACCGGACTCAACCGTACTGTGGAACAAAGACACGCGTCCAACAACCTACCAACAGAACGCGGGTTTGGACGGTGACCACGATGGTTCGATCACGAAAGCAGAAGCAGCATCGCGCGTGCATGACTGCTATGTAGAGGGCTTGCGGCCTTCACTTGCTCTTGCGTGAGGATCACTGCTACCGTCACCAGCAACGGAGCATGGTCTCTGTCCAACGAAGGAGAGTGACCATGCTTCAAGACAACTGGTGGATCCGAGCCGCAGCTTACACCGCGTTTAGCGCTGTCGGTGGAATGCTCGGGTTCACGATGCGCGCCATTGACGGTAAGCAGAAAGAGAAGTTCAGCTTTCTGCGCTGCATCGTAGAAGGTGCTGCGGCCGCGTTCGTCGGTTTGCTTGTGCTTATGATCTGCGAAGCAATGAACCTGAGCCCGCAATGGACCGGTGTCATTGTCGGTGTGTGCGGGTGGTTGGGCGCCAGCGCGACGATTCGAATGCTTGAGACTGTGGTCAGGAATAAACTCGGTGCAAACCGTGAGGTCAACGACGATGCTCAGCAGCCTTAAAGGTTATATGATTGCCGCAGGTGCAGTCCTGGTTCTCGCTCTTCTGGTCGGTGCCTACTTCAAAGGTCGCAACGACGTCATCAAGCTTGACGGTCCGAAGTTCGCTGCCATTGCGCAGCAAGCGAAGGACGAACAAGCTGCCACCGACAAGACCAACATCGCAAACAATTTCGTCACAAAGGAAGCATATGCGGAACTCCAATCTAAGCTTGCTGGCTACAGCAACAATGTTGATGATCTCACTAAGCGGCTGTCAGACCTCGCAGCCCAGAACAAACCCATCATCGTGTCCGGCCCAGTGGTCGCTACCTGCAAATCTACCGACGCGGGACCAACTGGAGCAACAGCGCCAAGCAATCCAGGACCAGTTGAATCAGCTTCCACCCTCCCAACCGAAGTCCTCCGCGACGATCTCACACTAGCGCTGCAGAATATTGACGCGCTCATTGTGATTGCTGAAGCGGCAGACAAAGTGCAGCGGTGACCCAGCGCAATCTATCCGCATCGACTACACCGGGCAGCATGCCCGGTTATGTCAGTGTGAATTTCACACCGCAAACGGATGATCCGAAGTGCAGCGCTTTCGTGACCATTGATGTCCGCGGGCACGCGCGCGAGCGCTACTTCGACGGACCAATGGACTACGGTCCTACTGCGCGTGTTGTGCTCACCGTCGAAGAGTTTTCGAGCCTTCTTGCGCGATATGGCTGCACGCGCACTCGCTGAAGGCTTGCTTTAGATTCAACCTCCTCTGTATGCTGACGGCAATCATAGCAATGTCGCTGTGAGCACCGGAGCTTGACATGCCGAGCGAGCCAACGGGAATGCGATTCTGGGACGAGCGTGTGCTCCAACCAGCGCTAAGCCCAACAGAACGTGAACTTCGCGATCGGTTCGTACAGCAATACCTGATTGACTACGACCCGTATGGCGCCTGCTTGCGTGTTGGTTTCGTCAAGAGCGTTGCGCAGCAATACTCCGCTGAGCTCATGGACGACCCGTATGTGCGTCGTCAAATTGCCGCGCTCGAGCGCACGAAGGCAGAAAACCCGGAAGCTGAACAAACCGAACGGAAGCGGATGGTCGAAGCGTTGCTCATCAAAGAAGCTACCAACACCAGCGGCGAAGCGAAGCACTCCGCCCGCGTGACCGCACTGGGCTTGCTTGCTAAGATGTACAAGCTTGTCGACCAGGACACCGACGGTGCGGGTCGCGACGAAAAATTGATTAACGCGTTCCGCGAGATCGCAACGAAAGTTCCGGTGTGAGTGAACTAGCGCTTAAACGCGACTGGGCTCGCTGGTACCCGCTGCGGGACCATCCGGTGCAACTGAAGCTCGTCAACGCTGTTGACGACCATGTGCGCTTCCCCATTGTGCCCGCTGGCCGCCGCTCCGGTAAGACTGAGCGCGCGAAGCGATTCCTATCACGTCAGAGCATGTGGTACCCGGGCAAGAAGTATTTCGCTGCGGCGCCAACTTTCAACCAAGCGAAGAAAATTTGGTGGGATGATCTGAAGAAGTTGACGTTCAGTTCCATGCACGTCAAGCGACCCAGCGAGAGCGACCTGAAAATCTTCATGCCCAACGGCACCGAGCTACATGTGTTGGGTCTAGATCAGCCCCAGCGCTTCGAGGGTATTGATTGGGACGGTGGAGTGATCGATGAAATTGCGGACGTCAAGTCCGAAGCGCTTGAAGCGAATATCATGCCCGCGCTCAACACAGTGAACCCGACGCGCCCAGATTATCGCGCTTGGTGCTGGTTCATTGGCGTACCGGACGGTCTCAACCATTTCTATGACATGGCTGAAATCGCGCGTATGGAGACCAACCCTGATTATAGATTGTTCCATTGGACAAGTGCTGAGATCTTACCGCCCGACGTCATTGAGTCCGCCATGCGGACCATGTCACCAAAACAGTTCAAGCAAGAATACTGCGCAAGCTTTGAGACCGCAAGCGGGCGCATTTACGAAGACTACAGCAAAGCGAACCAGTGCAGCGAGCGCATAGCTTCGCACGAGGTACTGCATTGGATGCACGATCAGAACTTCACACCGTTGAGTAGTGCGATAGGTGTGGTCAGGAGTGGTATACCGTGTTTGCTTGATGAAATCGTGCTCGAGAGTGCGGTCAGCAGACAGAGCGCGGAAGAGTTTGTCGAGAAATACAAAGCGCACGATAACAAGATGGTGTACATATACGGCGACCCTTCTGGGCGCGCTGGAGAAAAGCATGGCCACAAATCTGATTACAATGATATTGAGGACGTGCTTCGTCTTAATCATTGGAAGTTTGAGCGTCGTGTACGTCCTGCGCATCCTGCTATCAAAGATCGTCAGAATGCTGTTCGGGCGCTAATCAAAAACGCAAAGGGTGAAATCCGGTTGTACGTGAACCCCTCGAGCGCTCCCTGGTGCCACAAGGGTCTTGCGACTGTGCAGCTACAGAAGGGGTCTAGTTTTCAAGAAGATCAGAAGAACCAGTACCAACACATCACAACCGCTATCGGGTACTTTGTGGATTGGCATTGGCCGGCGGGACGCATCATAACGAAGTCTGGTGCAGTAAGCGGACACTACTAGCAATTAGCTTGCGTTGATGTTTGCATCGACGGTACTCTTGCACGGCATCACCCCTGCCGGAGTCATCATGGCGATCAATAGCGAACACCCTCTCTTCGGCGAGTTCAAAGGCGACTGGATCACCATGCGTGACCTGTACCGGGGTGAACGCATCATCAAAGAACGCGGTGAGCACTACCTGCCCGCGACAAGTGGCATGCGCTTGGATGGTATGGGGTTCGACACTGGCAAGAAACCGAAGGCTGGGCAAGCTGCTTACAACGCGTACAAGATGCGCGCGTACTTCGCAGACTACGTCAAAGAAGGTGTTGAAGCTCTCATTGGTATGATGCACCAAAAACCTGCGACGTTTGACCTGCCCGATCAAATGCAACCGCTGATCGACAAATGCACGTTGCAAGGGGAAGGGTTGCAAGACCTGCTCCGCCGTATCAACACCGAGCAGCTTATTGAAGGTCGTATCGGTTTGCTCGCTGACTTGCCCGTCGCACCTCCGACCGCCTCTCCTGGCGCAACCGCTGCTCCGGTGCTGCCGTATATCGCTTGGTACATTGCTGAATCGGTCATCAACTGGGACGAAGCAGACGAGGCGGAAGGGTACCGTGCGCTGAACCTGGTGGTACTGAACGAAAGCGGGTTCCTTCGCGACAGCGATTTCACCTGGAAAGAATTGCTCAAGTACCGTGTGCTGATGCTCAACAAAGGCACCGACATTGCTCAAGAAGGCGCGAACACCACAATCGCGGATGCGCCGACGGGCAATTACATGATGGGCACGTTCACCAACACGCAAGGCGCAAACAACATTGCCTTCGACCCGTCAGCTATGAAGCAACCCATGTTGCGCGGTGTGAACCCCGACGAAATCCCATTCGTGTTCATCAATACGAAGGACATTGTTGCAGCTCCAGACGAACCGCCTTTGCTTGGGTTGGGTCGGCTGGCACTTGCGATCTATCGCGGCGATGCAGACTACCGCCAAGCGTTGTTCATGTCTGGTCAAGACACCTTGGTCGTCATTGGTGGAACACAGAGTTCAAATGGCGACGGTACTTCCACAACCGACGAACCGCTGCGCACTGGCGCCGGTGCTCGTATCAATGTGGAAATGGGTGGCGATGCCAAGTACATTGGTGTGACCGCAAACGGTTTGGCAGAGATGCGGCAAAGCATTGAAAGCGACCGCATGGAAGCCGCTTCCAAAGCTGGTCGTTTGACACAAGCAAAGTCGGGCAAACCTGATGAGTCCGGTGAAGCTCTCAAGACACGGCAAAGTGCGCAAACCGCCTCGCTGATGCAGATTGCAATTGCAGGTGCGAAGGGTTTGGAAAACCTGCTCAAGAAAATGGGCACCTGGATGGGACTCGCTGACGCGGTCGTTGAAAAGATCAAGGTTACCCCGAACACCGAGTTCGCAGACTTCGCACTCGTCGCGCAGGACATTGTGCAACTGATGACAGCGAAGAGCATGGGCGCACCGCTCAGCAAAGAATCGATTCATGGAATCCTGGTGGAGCGTGGTATCACCGAAATGGCGTTCGAAGACGAAATGGACAAGATCGCTGAAGAGGTTGCGGATATGCCTACCACACCCGCACCGCTGCTCCCGGGACAGAAACCGGCACCGGGTGATGATCCAAACGCACCTGACCCGAATGCGTCGGCACCAAAACCCGGTGACGCTCCTCCTGCCAAGCCTAAGTAATGGCCAAGACGGTCAATGAAGAGTTGCAAGATGCAATGCTGCGTCATCAGACGTATGTATTGCGCTACTCAGGTTCTGTGCGTAATAAGATCAACGCACTCCTCGACGCTACCGAACAGGACATCGCTGACAAGATCCGCGCACGCTTAGCGAACGCACCTGGTGGCCTTACCGGCCCCTACGAAGTGCGACGCATGCAAGCACTCCAAGATCAGATCAGTACCATCCGCGCAAGCGCCTGGGAAAAGTCTAGCAACGAGCTCAAGACTGAAATGACAAACTTGGCGCTTGCTGAGTCCGTAACGCTAGGCAATACGATCACGCTGTTGCTACCTGTCGCGATCAATGTGGTTCAACCCTCCGCGCGCTTGCTGCGGTCTATTGCGCTGTCGCGCCCGTTCCACGGTCGCATACTCATGGACTGGGCAAGGGACATGGAAGCTGACGATCTGCGACGCATACACAATGCGATCCAGGTTGGCATGACCGAAGGGCAAACCACCGAAGCAATTGTGCGCCGGGTCATTGGTACGCAAGCGCTTGGATACTCCGATGGCGTTACGCAAATGACGCGCACGAACGTGAGCTCCATCGTGCGCACCGCAGTTAACCACATTGCGAACCATTCACGTGAAGCTTGGTTTCAAGAGAACGCAGACGTCATTACTGAAGAACGGTTCGTTGCAACGCTCGACTCGCGTACCACACCGATATGCCGCGCATACGACGGACAGCAGTTCGACGTTGGCACTGGGCCTGTGCCACCGTTGCATTTCAATTGTAGAAGCTTGCGTATCGCCGTGATCGACGGTACTCTTGCAGGCGACCGACCAGCAAAGCCTTACACGGAGAATCAGCTTGCAACCGAATATGCGGACGAGAACGACATTGACGATGTTGAGACTCGGGACGACCTACCGCATGGAACGAAAGCTGACTTTGACAAATGGTCGCGTGGAAGAATCCGGGAACTTGTTGGTCCTGTTCCAGCCGACACGACTTACCAGGAATGGCTTACTGGGCAGACCAACCATTTCCAGGACGATCTGCTCGGTGTCACGAAGGCAAAGCTCTTTCGCGACGGTGGACTAAAGCTTACGAGCTTTGTCAATAGACAAGGTGATGAACTCACCTTGCACGAATTAGCAGGGAAAGAGGCCGCAGCGTTCCGCGCCGCTGGACTCAACCCAGACGATTTTTGATAGTGTGGTAATTCACGTGGCATGTGCCACTTTTAGGAGAAGAGCATGGCTCTGAAAGTTTCGTTTGATAAGATTGAAGATGTCCCCGAGGGTGTGCGTGAACACTACACCGAAGTTGACGGGAAGTTTGTTCTAGGTGTTGACGGTGCTGACGCACTGCCGGCAATGAAAGGTCTCCGGGACGAAAATGCCAAGCGCCGCATTTCAGAGCGCAAGGCAACCGAGCAGCTCACGGTCTATACAACCGCGTTCGGCACCCGCAAACCTGACGAGATTCTGACGATCCTTGACCGCGTACCGGAGCTCGAGGCCGCAGCCGCTGGCAAGATCGACGAAAACAAAATCAACAGCATGGTTGAGACGCGTATCGGCGCCAAGCTTGGCCCGGTACAGCGCCAGGTGACAACGCTCACTCAGCAGCTTGCGGAAAAGGACGGGGTTATTGCCCAGTACCAGACCAAAGAGAAAACCCGCGCAATACACGACAGCGTGCGCGCAGCGATCGGTGCCAGCAAAGGCTTCCAGCCCAGTGCAGCCGAAGACGCTTTGATCCTTGCTGAGCGCATGTTCGAAGTCAACGACGAAGGAAAGGTCGTGACGAAAGACGGTGTTGGCGTGACTCCGGGTGTGGACGCGGTTGTGTGGTTAACCGACCTGCAAACGAAGCGCGCTCACTGGTGGGGTCAGACTTCCGGCGGCGGCGCTGGGGGCAGCGGTGGCGGTGGCGGCGGTGGAGCCGAGAATCCGTGGCGCACTGATCAGTGGAACATGACCAAGCAAATGGCACTCGTTCGTGAAAACCCGACTCGTGCCGCTCAGCTTGCTCAATCAGCGGGATCTTCGATTGGTGCGGTGAGACCGCCCGCTGCGAAAAAATAATGGTGAGGGGGCTTGCCCCCAGCGTTTGGCGCATGCTACTTTGTCACCGTCAATGTGGCATGCGCCACGCAACATCGAAAGCCAGCCATGGCGCTCCGGCTTCGAGAAATCGAACCCTAATTCTTGAAGGAGTATTATCATGGCCAATGGCGTAGTTGCTCTCAGTGATGTCGTTGTACCGGCAATCTTTGCCCCGTACATCCAACAGCTGACGGAAGAGAAGTCCCGCATCATCCAATCGGGTGCAGCGGCTCGCGATGGCGCGCTTGACTCGTTGCTTGCCGGTGGTGGCGCGACGTTCAACAGCCCCAGCTTCAAAGACCTCGACGACGATGCAGAGCGTTCAGCGACTGACAACAGCGCGAGCGACACCAGCATCTCGAATATCGGGCATTCAGGCACCCTTGCCCCGCTCCAGCACAACAAGATAGGCACCGCGACGGAAATTCAGGTCCGTTTGTCCCGCAACAACAGTTGGGCATCTGCCAACCTGGTTGCTGACTTGATCGCGGAAGACCCGATGGCTGCGATCATGGGCCGTGTGTCCGCGTACTGGACCCGTCGTTTGCAGACCGCTTTCATCGCCACGATGACCGGTGTGTTCGCGAACAACGCGCTCGGTTCTCCGGGTGGCACTGGCGTCCAGAATGATCTGACGCACGATGTCAGCGGTGTGTCGTTTGCTGACGGTGTGACCAACTTCTCCGCCGAGGCTTTCCTCGATACGGCGGTGACGATGGGTGACAGCATGGGTGACCTCGGTCTGGTGTTCATGCACTCGATCGTGTACAACCGAGCGCTGAAGAACAACCTGATCGACTTCATCCCGGACAGCACGAACACCGCCGCTCAGGGTATCCCGACGTTCCTCGGCCGCCAGGTCGTGGTTGACGACGGTACCCCCCGCACCAGCGGTGTGTTCGAGACCTGGTTGTTCGGCGCCGGTGCGGTTCGGCTGGGCATGGGCTCACCCAAGACCTCGCCAGCGGTCGAAGTGTTCCGTGACCCGGCAGCGGGCAACGGTGCCGGTGCGGACGTGCTGTTCAACCGCGTCGAGTGGATGATCCACCCGGTCGGTCACAAGTACGCTGGCACCGCTCCTCAGGGCGGCCCGACGAACGCGAACAGCTCGAACAACCTCGCCAACAGTGGCTCGTTCGTTCGCGTGTTCACCGAGCGGAAGCAGATCAAGATCGCGCGACTCATCACCCGCGAGTTCTAGGCCACGGAAGGGTGCGGGGCAACGGTGCCCCGCTCTTTCCTCCACTTCCAAAGCTCAGGAGAGCAACATGAAAGGTCTTCCCCGTTCTCTTGCGCACGGCCCCGCGTCGCGCGCTGAAATTGTAAAGGCGGTCATCCCGTTCGCAGTTGGTCTCGTGTCCAGCGGCGCTACCGGTGTTGGCTTCGGAACAACCCCGATTGCAGGATTGCCGGAAGGTAACATTCTTGTCGTCGGTGCAGTCGCGTATGCCCAGATCAGCAAGGACACCGTTCTCGGTGCTGCTGGCACACTGGACGCGTTCACCGGTTCGTACTCGATCGGTTCTTCTGCAACTGCTGATGCGACCCTGGCCACAACGGAAATCGATGTGATCGCTGCCCAAGCGACCGCAGCGGCAACCGCTGGTGTGTCACCGGTAACTCGCGGTGTCGGTGTTGCACAATCGGTCATCGACAATACCGACTCGTCCAAGGTGCTCAACCTGAACGTGTTGCTTGACGATGCTTCGGTAAGCGCCGATACCCAGCACCTGAAAGTCAGTGGTACACTGTACCTGGCCTACATCGTGTTGGGCGACGACTGAAACTAGGAGATCGCATGTCCGTTGAAAACAAGACGACTGCGGATGTTCCGGGAGCTGCGCCAGCAGCTCCCGCAGCACCGCCCGCTGCACCCCCTGCCGCACCAGCGCCCCCGGCGCCGAGCACCGCACCGCCAGCACCGCCTGCTCCCCAGCAAGCACCGCCGCCGGTTGCTGCACCTGCGAAGGGTGACCCTGACGCGCTTACACAAGCGGTCGAAGAATTGGCTGACGCGCAAGCTGAACTTGCGCAAATGGATAAATGGTTGGAAAAGGCCAAAACCGAACGAGTCAAGCTTGAACAGGTCCGCGACCTTGCGCAAGCGGCTCTTGACCGGTTGCAGCCCATCCAAACCAATGGGGACGCAATTCGTGCGTACCTGGATCAGCAGAAGGCAATCCTTCAGGCGCGAGGCGACAAACAGGTGGCTCTCAAGAAGGCTGCTGATGAAGCAGGTTTGACCGTTGCGCAGTACCTCGGACACTTCAATGTGAAACGCGCACCGATTGATATGGCAATGGCGCGTCGGAACACTCGGGGAACCCAGCGACCGGGCGGAGCGAAATAATCATGAGCGACAATGACGACTACTACGGCGGGTATTCTGCTTGTCGTCGTCAAAAGCAGCGAAAAGCAGTCAGCACCTTCGCCGCTTTGATCGCGACACCAGCGTCCGGGGCATTCACCATGCCCGCGGGCGCGCGTCTTTCGTTTATCGCAACTGCCGGTGCAACCGCTGGTGACACGCTTGCAACGATCACGGGCGCAACAAACCGCACTATCAAAGCGAAGACGCTTGCAGCCGGTGACCGACAAGTGTTCGATTTTGCTGAACGAGGTGTGGTTATCACGCCGAGTGCAGGCATTGAGGTTGACGTCGATACGGGCTTGGCTGTCTGGGCAAAGATTGCGGAGGGTTGATCATGGCCGCGAACTTTACTCCTGAAGATGGCACTGGACTCGCAGACGCGAACTCATACGTTGCGCTCGCCTTCGCAGACCAATATTTCCTCGACCGCGCAGTAACCACATGGACCGGTGCGGACGCTGTCAAGCAGAGTGCGCTCGTGCGTGCCACTGACTACGTCGAAACGCGGTACGGTGACAAGTTCGTCGGTTGCAAGTTCAGTGAAACCCAAGCGCTATTCTTCCCGACGAATGGTGGATTGACGGACCCGATGACAGGTGATCCGATCCCAGACCCGATGCCTGTCAAGCTGCTGAAAGCGATCTGCGAATACGCGGTGCGTGCGCTTACCGCGCAGCTTGCACCAGACCCAACCACGGACGCCACCGGTCAGCGCGTGCAAGCGAAGACCGAAACAGTTGGCCCCATCAGCGAAAGCACAACCTACATGACGGGCGGTACCGTGTATACGTTCGTCCCATATCCTGCGGCAGATATCTTGCTGCGCGGTTTGATTCGCAACACCGGTGGCGGCACCATTCGGAACTAGCATGAGCCAGTACACGAATGCGATCGCGCTGGCCCTTCGCTTGATTGCAAAATTCGGGCGACCGGTCACATTCAATCAACTTGGTGGCGGTACCGACCCAGCAACGCCTTGGAAGGCTGATGCGCCTAGTGTGGTTACTACGATCACACAACCTGCCGTATTCCTACCTATCAGCGCGGTCGACGACTTGGGTTTGACCTTGACAGCTGAACAGCTCGAGAAGCGCGCAAGCGAATCGGTGCTCACTGCGACAGGTGCAATGGATTTGTCGTTGGCACACCAACTTGTCGACGGATCAACTTATACGATTCTTTGGACCAAGGTTTTGAAACCAGGCCCAGACGTCGTGTTGTATGCAATGGGGATAGCGCGATGATCGCCAGCGAAGCCAAAGACGCAATACTCACGGTGTTCAAAACCGTGTGGGACGCTTACCCGGGCACGCCTGTTGCGATCTACCCTGATATCCCTGGCGACCCTCCCACTACTGAGGTACTGTGGGCGCGCGCTACCGTACAACACGCTACCGGTGCTCAAACATCGCTTGCAAGTGATATCGGTACACGGCGGTTTACCGCTACAGGCTTCTTGTGGGTGCAGGTGTTTGCTCCCACCGGTGATGGTTCGTCTGCTGCACTTACTGCCGCTCAGGCGATCGTCAACGCTTATCGGGTTGCACGGCTGGCCGTGTTGTTCCGTGATGTTGGGTTGATTGAAATGGGCAGAGATGGTGCTTTCAGCCGTGTGGACGTGAAGGCGAACTTCGAATACGACGACATCAGGTAGGAGAGTATCATGGCCAATAAAATTGATTCAAACTTGACTGGGCTGCGTTTTGCAGAAGAGGCCTCGTTGAAGGTGCTCCCCGGTTCCCCGATTTGGTTCCAATTGGAACCGAACACGTACAAGGACTTCGGCGGGCAGATTGCCACCGTCGCCCGCAACCCGATCAATGCTTCGCGCCAGCGCAAGAAAGGCGTGACGACCGACCTCGACGCGTCGGGTGGGTTCAACCAGGACTTGACGTTCCTGAACACGACCAGTCTGCTGCAAGGGTTCTTCTTCGCGGACATCGAAGAGAAGTTCACGAACCTGCACACGAACAGTGCTGCACACGTGATGACCGCGATCCTTGCTTCCGCGGATGACTATACCGCAGCGGCGGGCCTTGCGGGTCCGATCGTCGGTACCCTGATCTTCGCGACCGGGTTCGGACAATCTGCGAACAACGGCTTGCACGTCTCGAACAGTGTGGCCAGTGCGACTGCGGTCAGCGTGGTTGACGGTCTCGCGGACGAGCCCACTCCCCCGGCAACCGCCAAGATCAAAAATGTCGGTCACCAGTTCACCAGCGGAACCAGCGCAATCGTTCTGAACGGCACCTTGGTGCAGCTCACGGACAGTTCGCAGGACATGACCGCACTCAGCTGCAAAGTCGGTGAGTGGATCTTCTTGGGTGGCGACACCACACCGACGACTTTCGTGAACAACGTCGGGTTCGCACGCATCTCACGTATTACCACGGGCTTGCTCGAGTTCGACAAGGTGTCTTGGACACCCGCGAACGAAACCGGCACCGGGTTGACCGTGCAGATCTTCTACGGTGACATCATCCGCAACCAGGCTGACCCGACGCTGATCAAGCGCCGCACGTACCAGGTTGAGCGGTCTTTGGGCAACGACGCAGATGGCGTTATGTCCGAATACCTGGTCGGTGCAGTTGCCAACGAGTTGCAGATCAACGTCGCGCAAGCGAACAAGGTCACCGTTGACCTGTCGTTCGTTGCTGTGGACAACGAGCAGCGCGCGGGCATCACCGGGTTGAAGGCTGGTGCGCGTCCTTCCCTCGCGGTTGCTGATGCATTCAACACCAGCTCGGACTTCTACCGCATCAAGTTGGCGAGCGTTGCAGCGAATGCGTCCATCGCACCGCTGTTCGCGTTCAGCACCGACCTGACGCTCACCATCAAAAACAACGTCACAGCCAACAAGGCGATCGGTGTGCTGGGTGCTTTCGACACCAGCGCGGGCACCTTCGAAGTTGGCGGCAACCTGACAGCGTACTTCGCGAACATTGCAGCGGTCCAAGCCGTGCGCAACAACGCGGACGTAACGCTGGACTTCGTGCTCACCAAGGGCCAGAAGGGTTTGCTGTTCGACATCCCGCTGCTCGCCTTGGGTGATGGTCGGTTGGACGTTAAGCAGGACCAGGCAATCACGTTGCCCCTGCAAACCAATGCGGCGCAGAGCTCTTTCGGTTGGACCCTTTTGTTCCAATCGTTCGAGTACCTCCCGGTGATTGCCGGCTAAAAGGATCTTTGCCATAAGCTCCGAGGGACGAACTAGGCACCCGCGCAAGCGGGTGCTTTTTTGTGCGTGCTGCTGTACACTTGCCATGCTCAAATCCATTCACTAGAGGTGTCTAATGTCCCTGTACGCAAAGTTCGAAACCGACCGCTCACTCGAGAAGCAAGGTATCACGCTCGACTACGGTCCGAACAGCCAAGGCAAGCAAATTGAAATCAAAATCGCTCGTGCTGGTGGTGCCAACACCACTTACTTGAAGCGTATGGAAGCACGCGCGAAACCGCACCGCTTGCAGATCCAACACGAAACCATTGACCGCATCGTGCTGGAAAACATCGTCAAAGAAGTCTACGCGGAGACTGTGGTACTGGGTTGGAGTGGTGTCGAAGACCGCGAAGGCGCTGACATGCCGTTCACGAAAGAGAACTGTATCAAGCTGTTCAACGACTTGCCCGAGCTGTATGCAGACATCCAGGCCCAAGCTCAAAGCGCTGCATTGTTCCGCACTGCGGTCAGAGAGACTGACGCAAAAAACTAGAAGGGGTTCTGTTGTATTGGTTGGAACAGGGCCCCACTGAGAAAGTGATTATTGAGCAATGTGTCCGACAGCGCTTACCGTTGCCGGACAAGATTGCAAACGCTCCGGAAATAGCTTTTGCGCTGGAAGTATATTACTTAGCGTTTATGGATTTGACGTCGTGTCGAGGAAGCGGGTACGGGACAGAGGGCCCGATCAGTTGGTTGGCGATCCACCAATACGCTGACGCGAAAAGGTTTGAAGATGATCAGCGCGAAGACTTGTTTTATTTCGTCCAGAAGCTTGACATGGTTTACTTGAACTTCAAGACCAAGAAACTAAAAGAGAATATTCCGGGCGGAGGTCGAATAGGTGGGTGACGCATGGCAGAGCTGAGCGACCTGAAGGGTGATTTAAATAAAGCAGGCGCAAACGTGATAGCCAATGCGGACCGCCTTGTGCGACGCTGTGCGCTTGCTACTGACGCTGCTGTGGTCATTGCCACACCGGTCGACACTGGTCGAGCGCGAGCGAATTGGCAGGTGGAGCTCGGGCAAGCCGCAAGCGGTGTGATCGGCGACCCGAGCAACAAGAAAGAGACTTTCGACAAAAGCGGTCAGGGTGCGGTCAGTGAAGGCCGCAAAGTGATCGCAGGTTATAAGAGCGGCACGTCGGTGAACATCACCAACAACCTGCCTTATATCGAAAGGTTGAATGATGGTTGGTCGGCGCAAGCGCCGGCCGGGTTCGTCGAAAAAGCAGTGCAGGTTGGCATCAACGCTGTCGCTGCTGAAGCTGCGAACATTGTTGGTGGACAGGTCAAGGAGAACCCATAATGGGAACGTCAAGCACCAGCAATATTAATATCGTCATCAAGGAAGACGGTTCGCGCGTTGTCAAGCGCAACCTGGACGACCTTGGTGAGAGCGCTGGCGGCGCTGACAAAGCAATTGAATCCTTGAAGGGTGCGCTTGAAGCGATCGCTGCGGCGGAAGGTGTGCGCGCCCTGGTTGAAATGGTCAACCAGTATCAGGAGCTGCACAATCAACTCATATTCACGACCACCAGCCAAGCGAACCTGAACGCGGTGTTCGAGAAGCTCACTGACGTTGCGGCAGCCACGCATACTTCTGTCGCTCAAAACGTCCAAGAATATTCTGCATTGTCCCAGGCTACACATGACCTTGGACTTTCGCAAGCCCAAGTTATTCAGTTCCAAACGCGCCTCAACGAAGCTGTGGGGCTCAGCGGTGCGGGCAGCAAGGACGCTGCGGGTGCTGTGGATTTGCTTGCCAAGTCCCTAGCGACCGGCAGGCTTGAGGGTGGTGGGTTTGCGCGCACATTGCAGCAAGTCCCTGTAGTTGGCGACATCCTTGCCAAGACCCTTGGTGTTACGCGCGGTCAGTTAAAAGACATGGCGGACACTGGCGAGCTCAGTGCGAAGCAACTTGTCGACGCATTTGCGAAAGCTGGCCCGGCGCTGGACAAACAGTTCAAAGGGCTTGCGCCAACGATCAGTGAAACCTTTGGTGAATTGAAAGACTCCGTCACCAATGCGGTGGGCATCTTCAGCACCGCAACCGGTGCGGGCAATACGCTTGCTGAAGGTATCCGCAGCCTTGCAGAGTTCGTCAAAGAAGCCACTCCGTTCGTCATCCAGTTCGCGAACGCTATCCAAGGCACCCTTGGTCCTAGCGATCAGCTCAGCACGGGCATGAAGGTGTTCTCCACGATCATCATCGTACTGTACGGTGCGTTGAAACTGGTCGCAGAACTCTTGATCGACGGAGTTGTCGGCGGTTTCAAAACCGTCGGTGACTTGATCGGTGGTCTAGGTGCAACCATCTCCGCCTGGGCTGAAGGGGTCATTGACTCATTCAAGGCTGTCGTGGAAGGTGTGCTCGCAATCCCTGACGCAATCAAAGCAGCGAGCAAGGGTGACTTCGCAGCCGCTGGCAAGATTGTTGCTGATGCCTTTTCCAAACCCTGGGACGACGCAAGCAAGGACTTCGACCGCAGTGCGGCCGCGTTTGATGATACCGTTGCGGGACTTGCGGAGAACATCGGCAAGAACCTCACGACACAGTTTGACGATGTGGTTAAGGTGGGGCGCGAGACCTGGGACAAGCTCGACAAGATCTGGGACGAAGGTGCGCGCGACCTGAAGAAGAAAAGCGAACCGATTGGCGCGGTCAGCACGAAGTCCGGCCCCAATGTGACCACACAGTTCAGCGCGCAAGAAATTGCAGCTACCCGCAAAGCGCTCGCGGACCTGCTCGCGCAGTTTGACCCGCTCAGCGCTGCGGTGCTGAAGTACGGTGACGCGCAGAAGCTCATCATCAAAGCTGAGCGTGAAGGTATTATCACCAAGGCGCAGGAAGTCACGTACCTCCAAGAGCTGGCGAAGCACTACGTTGATATCCTCGATCCCATCGGTGCGTACTCGCGCAAGATCACCGAACAGACTGACCTGTTGAAGTTCAGCCAGGAGCAGCGGCAGATTGAAACCGAGTTGCTGGCAAAGACCCAGGAATGGCAGAAGGCCGGTGTCAAGTTCACGCAAGACGAAATCGACGGGTTGCGCAGCAAGCTCCAAGCACAACAGGACTTGAACAAAGTCGTGGCGCAGCAAGACACGTTGCTCGCAGATAGCGTGCAGAAGCGTCAAGCGTTTACGACGCAGCTCAGCGCGATTCAGAACTTGCTCTCTGACCCGAAGAGCGGGTTCAAAAAGAGCGATGCGAATAGCGCGCTTGCCGGTGCAAACCCGGACTTGTTTGCTGGCACGAAGGAACAGCTTGACGCGCAGCAAGCGACCTATCAGAACATGTACAACCAAATTGATCAAATGCGCCAAAAGGATTTAATCAGTGAGCAGACAGCTTCGCAGATGAAGGCGAAGGTTGCACTCCAAGCCAACGACCAGCGCTTGCAGAACGAAGACAAGTTCTTCGGCAGCTTGGCGAGCTTGAGTCATTCCAGCAATCGCGAAATTGCAGCCATCGGCAAAGCTGCCGCGATCGCGCAAGCAACCATTGACGGTATCGCAGCGGTGCAGAAGGCACTCGCGAGCGCACCGCCTCCGGTCAACTTTGCGCTGGCCGCTGCGGTCGGTGTGGAAACCGCTGCCAACATCGCAAACATTGCAGGTATAGGGTTCGCAACCGGTGGCACGTTTAATGTTGGGGGTAGCGGCGGCACCGACAGCCAAATCGTTGCATTCCGCGCTACACCGGGAGAACACGTTGCGGTCAGTACCCCACAGCAGCTACGCCAAGGGGGTGGTGGTGGCCAGCAGGGTGGCGGTCAACAAGCTCCGAATGTTACAGTTAACCCGCAGATTATCAACGTGCGCGATCCGAGCGAAATCCCGACAGCAATTCAGAGCGATGAAGGGACTAAAGCGATCTTGAACGTCATCAGCAACAACAGTTCAGCTGTTAAGAATTTCCTCGGAGGCTAAGATGGCATGGGCTCAAGCTACAGCGAATGATTGGATCGACATGCTCCGGTTGCTGACCTCGTTTGCAACCGGTGGAGTCAATGCGCACACCGCTGGCGGCAAGTGGATTGATGGCACCTCCGGTGTCGTAGGATCAACAGATGTATGGACCCAATTGTCGAACGGCGGCCTCCAACCTTCCTTGCCTGGTTCTGGCTCTGCAACTGACGGTGAGTTGTATCTCCAAGGCCAGGGCTCAAGCGGCACCGACCAGATTATCGTCGGCATGCAAACGTATCGCAACGTCGGCAACAACGTGTTCGGTATCAAGCTTCAAGGCTACACCGCGTTCGACAATACGTTGGCATTCGCAACGATGCCCGGTGTATCGCCTACCACCTTCACCGCGCTCGCCAACGTCTCGTTCAACTGCTTCTTCTGGGTCAACGCTCGACGTATCATGGTAGCTGCGCGTATCGGCACAACTGACGTGTTTTTCACGTTCGGGTATATGCTGCCGTTTGCAACCGCAAATCAATATCCCTACCCATTGTTCATCACTGGGTCAGTACAAGACGTCACATACAACTTCCAACAGAACAATTTCGGACAGTCGTGCTTCCCTGACCCTTGCCCGAACGGTTGCTATTTCCGCTGGGTTGATGGCACCTGGATCAGTGTCATCCATTACAGCAGCAACAATGCTTCGCGCCCGAGCGCGCTCAACAACACAAACCCGTATCTATGGTACCCGCTGCGTGATAATACCACGGGCGACGGCACGGAGAATGACGGCACGGGCAGTGAGTTGAACTTGTTTGGTGGATACAGTGCTACCAGCGTGATCGTTTCACCTTCGCAAATCGGTGCGTACCCGCTGTATCCGGTGATCTTGGTGAATCCGAACCAACTGATTGGGCAAGTTGACGGTATGTACGTAGTTCCGGGACAGGGGCTTTCTGCGGGTGACACGGTTACTGTAGGCAGCGATACCTACGATGTGTTCCACAACACCTGGCGCACTGAGTTCCCGGACTTCTTCTGCATAAAGAGGGCCTAACATGGCTTATTCAAACGTCACTGCCCTTGCGAACATGGATGCGGTGCTAACTGCGTTGACCACATTCTTGAACGGTTTGACCGGGTGGACGCTGCACACCAATCTCGGTTCACCGAGCGTAGGTTCCGCCGCTGGCGGTCATGTCACCATTGCTTCCAACGGCACCACAATGGTTGGCTTGCGTTCAACCACGGGCAGCGCTGCGGGTAACGCGTTGATGCTCTTCAGCGGTCTCGGTGCGTACTCTTCTGGTATAGAAGGTTCATTGAATGGTGATGACGGTATTGGCGCGTCCTATACAACTGCGGGTATCACAACCGGCAATCCAACCTTCCGGGGTTTTCAGAATCTCACTGGGCCGTTCCCGAACCTGTACATGTTCTCAAATGCTGCGGGCGATTACTGCCACGCGGTGCTGGAATGGTCCGCGGGCAAGTTCCGTCATATGGCTTTCGGCAAGGTGACTCAATTTGGTACGTGGCTAGGCGGAAATGGGTCGTATTTTGCTGGGTCGTTCTGGTCGCAAAGCGGCTTGGGCAGTGGTACATCTCAAATTATCAACCAGCCTGCATCAACTCAACACTCTCTTCCATTCGACAATCGCACTGGGGGGCCAAGCGCGTTATGCGATTGGACGCTCAACTATTCCAACGGTACTGACGTATGGATCGGTCCGACCGAACAATTGTTCGGCGCGGTGCAACACCGTACAGGACGAGGTTCGATACGCGCTGGCGCTGCGCGTATGTATAAAAACATTCAAGAATCTCTGTTCACTGGGTTGATTCCGCTTGGTCCTATTGTTCTTGGAGCGGAAAAGCTTAGCGACTCACCTCCCACGATTCGTTATGTCGGGCAAGTGCCCGACATTCGTACGGTCAACATTGCGCATCTGACTCCCGCGCAAGAATTCTCCATCGGTTCTGACACCTGGAAGGTCTTCCCGTTTGCTTCTAAAGGATCGACAAACGGCCAAGAATCTAGCTTGTTTGGCGGTCTAGCCTACAAGAAGATCTAACATGACCGCGCAGACGGGTTACATGTTTCCGACAGTGATCCAGTATCAGCATCCAATGGCTGGCGCGATTACTTCGAACCCGTTGCAGTTGCCACCAGCGCTGACACTTGTTGATCCCGAACCACATTTCGCGTTGTTCGGTGTGAAGCATAAAGTCACACAACCCGCTTCGCAGACCTTCAGCCAGGGCGGTTACTTGTTCCCTGGTTACGGGAATGACCTGTTCAATCATTGGTTGCTCGTGCCCGCACGACTTGACATGGGCAACCTGCTGACGAATCAAGCACGCAACGTCGAAGTTGCAAACATGTTCTTTACTGCGCAGGATATCGACACTGTGGTCAATAGCGGTGGTGGGGGTATTTCGCTGAGCGGGGTACCTTCGCTCCCGCACACTGTGAATCCTTTCGACAGCATTGTCTTGAGTGTATCAATCAGTGCAGACGGCGCACCGAACATCAACGGTACCATCGACTTCACGTTCGGAGGCGGGGCAGCGCCTATCAGCTTGCCGCTGACTGGTACCCGCATCACCCTGTTCCCATGGCAGCCTGACATTCCGGTCACAGAAACACTTGAATGGACCACAGACGTCATGATTTCCGCAAATGACACTGAACAGCGGGCAAGTATCCTACTCGCTGCGCGTCAGCGCATTCGCATGTCGGTGGCATTTGATACAGCGATTGATTGGCAACGCGCTCATAACGTATTGTTCGATTGGATGCCACGCGTGTTCGGTATACCCATCTGGTGGGAGCAACGTCCGTTGTCCGCTGCGGTAGGGGCTGGTCAAGACTTCTTACCGTGTGACACCAACTACGGTGACTTCCGCGAGGGCGGGTTGGTCATGATTATCAACACAGTCGACGGTACATTCGAAGCATTTGAAATTGACACGTTCACAGGTACACAGATCAATCTGACATCGCTGGTGCAGAATGACTATGCAAAGACAGCGATGGTGATGCCGGTGCGCAGCGGCTATCTGAGCTCAACGCCAAACGGTTCGCGCAAGCTGAACAACTTCGAAACATTGAGCGTTGAATTCTTGACGCTAGACAATGTTGATCTCAGCGACACAACTGGCGCAGCTACGTTGAACGGGCTCGTGTTGTTTGATGACCCGAATGCATGTGGTGACTCGCTTGCTGAAACCTGGAGCCGCGACATTACTGTCATTGACGGCAAGTCCGGGCGCGTGTTCCAGACAACTTTAATTGATCGTTCACGCATCCATACGAAGAAGGGTTGGGCACTGAACAGCTTGCAAGACACCTGGCGCGTGCGTCGGTTGTTGCATTCGTTCAAGGGCAATTTCAACACGTTCTATTTGCCGACGTTCCGCACTGACTTCACATTGTCTGAAGATATCACTGGCGGCGCAACGAGCTTCCGCGTCACGCACAATGGTTACACCCAGTTCATACAGTCCCGCGCGCCGATGAACTACGTGCGGTTGCTGTTCAATGACGGTACATATTTGATTCGGCAGATTACAGGTTCAAGCGAAGATGACGATGAGGAGGTGATCCAAATTCTCAGCACGTTCTCAGGCACGCTTATTTCGCGGTCATTGATCCACCGCATGGAGCTAGTCGTGCTAATGCGCATCGAAGACGACAAGGCAACATTCGATCATTCTTCAGCAGGGGTTTCAGACGTTACTATCAACGTCGTGAGTACCAAAGGATAAGCCATGGCATTCGATACATTTGAAAGTGCTGGCGGTCGCCCAATTGAATTCTACGAGTTCAGTTACCAGGGGCGCACGCTGCGTTACACCAGCGCGGACCGCGACATTACTATCGATGCGGTCACCTACTCCGCTACGACCATCAGTCGTTCAACATTTGTTGACACGAATGACATTGCAAAAGCGACGCTGACACTGACCTGCGAACCTCACTTCGAAGTCAGTGAGCTGTTCAATACCGAACCACCCGATGACGTCGTTGGCTTGGTGCTGAAGCGTTTTCAGAACGACGACCCGGACTTGGAAGTAAAGGCAATTTGGTTGGGACGTGTGGTCAACTGCGCATGGCCTACCAATCAGTCGACGCTTCGTTGCGAGTCCATTTACACAGCGCTGAAGCAACCGGGGTTGCGTCGTCCGTACTCCAAGAATTGTACCTATGTTGTGTATGGAGATGAGTGTCAATTAGACATCGGTGCGTTCACGACTGTCAACACCATTGACTCGCAAACCGGCAACGTTATCAATGGTTCAATATTTGCGACGCAACCCGACGGGTTCTGGGCAGGCGGCCGCATCTACTGGGAGCAGACGCCAGGGTTCATCGTGAAGCGCGGTATCAAAAACCATGTTGGTTCGCAGATTGAGGTGACCCATACAATGCCTGGCCTTCCCCCTGGTGCAACGGTGAGTATTGTCCCAGGCTGTGACCACACCTTCGCGACGTGCGCCGCTAAGTTCAGCAACAGCATTAATTACGGCGGGCAGCCCAATATGCAGAACAAGAACCCCTTCGGTTCTGCAAACGTATTCTAGGACGCAACGATGTTCATTATTGACGACATCATTATCATTATCGTTGCGATTGCGCTCTCCATTGCGCTCGCTCCCAAACCCCCGCGCCCCAAAGCTGCAACCATCAGTGACTTCGACCTCCCAACTGCGGAGGAAGGACGCGCGATACCGGTGGTGTTCGGACAGTGCGATATCACAGGCCCGAACGTGTTGTGGTACGGCGACTTATCCACTACACCGATCCGCAAGCACAGCTTGTTCAGCTCTACAACGGTTGGTTACCAATACTATCTCGGCTTTCACTTGGGGTTGTGCCACGGACCCGTTGACGCAATCACGCGCGTTACTTGGGCTGACAAGATTGCTTGGCAGGGGAACATCACCGCGAGCGGTACTTCCGGAATCAGTCGGCCCAACTTATTCGGAGGCGAGACGCGTGAAGGTGGAATTGTTGGCGCATTCGACGTCATCATGGGCGGTCCCACCGAACCAATCAACACATATCTGAACACTGTCCTTGGCGCTGTGCCTGCTTACCGTGGCATTACGAGCTTCGTATGGAAGACGCGCAACCAGACTACGAACTACACGCTTGACGATGGTTCAATCGCTGTGGGCGCTACCGCACAGTCGGGCAATGTAGGCACAACCCCATACATGAAGCCTGTTGCGATCCGGGTGCGCCGCATTCAGCAAGGTTGGTCGACCGGGGGCGTGTGGTACTCAGCGAAGGCAGAAATTGATTCTTCCAATGTTTTCAGTAGCGCGCCGACTTGGACAGCATCATTCGGTTCGCAGTTGCGCGGCGCGATCAACAGTTCGCAAACCTCTATCGGTTACCCGACGTCAGACAGCAATATCAACGCGGACACGCTTGGGTTCATTCTTATTGACTCCGAATGGATGAAGGTAACGGCGGTCAACACCAGTACGAATGCACTGACCGTTGTCCGCGCGCAGTTTGGTACTACGGGTGCCACACACGCTGACGGTGAACCGATACTGTACTGGCTTGCGGACACCAGTACCACCACCAGCATGAACGCTGCGCATATTATCTATCAGTTGCTCACTGACCCGCGCTGGGGCAATGGGTTGCCCGTTACGTCATTGAACGACACCGCGTTCCGTGCCGCAGCTGACACGTTCTTTGCCGAAGGCATGGGTCTGTGTATGCAGTGGGTGCAGGCTGCAACCGTCGGTGACTTCTTGGCAATCGTGTTGACCCATTGCAATGCATCGCTTGTGTTCGACCCGGTAGCAGGTCTGTACTCGCTAATACCGATTCGCGGCGGTTACGACGTCAGCACGTTGCCGCTTTACGACGAAACCAATATCGCTTCTTTGGACGATTGCCAGATGCCTGGCTACGCGGACCAGCCCAACGAAGTTACGATCACGTATACCGATCCAGCTTCAGGCAAGTCCACCGCGATCACCGCACAGAACATTGCATCGGTTGATATTCAAGGTAAGGTTGTTCCGGTGACAATTGACCTGTCGGGTATCCGGTCGCACCAGCTTGCTTTCAACACGATGGGACGTGAGCTCAGCAGTCGCACGACCCCGCTGATCCGCATCAAGATCAAAATTAACCGGTCAGCTTGGAAGATGAAAACGTCCGGGTTGTTTAAGTTCAGTTGGGCAGACCGTAAACTGAGCAATGTGGTCATGCGCGCTATCTCCGTTGACCGAGGTACGTTGCAAGCGAACATGATTACGATTGACGCTGTGCAAGATATCTTTGCGCTGGGTTTGTCGAACTACGTGCTTGCGACCAACCCGTCACCGAGCACGTACTCACCGCCCACACCGAGCACCGCAGTTGAGAACAGCGGTGGTTCGATTATCAGTTCTAGCGTTACAGCACCTCCTGGCTCTCCTGCTGATCTTGATACCTATATGGTACCCGTTGGTGCGACCGGTGCGTGGTCAGGTAAGACCGGTAACCTTGCGCGGTGGGATGCGAATACGAACGCATGGGTGTTCATACCGGTCCCCGCTGGTGTGCCCTTGTACGACAACTCAACCAGCGGGTACACTACGGTGAACGCGCTCGGTCAGCCTGTTGCAGCCAACCTCGGCGGAAGTGGCTTAGATTTGTCCGCCATGTTGCAACTCCGCGTCTTTGGAGAATGATATGAACTTTGCTAAAATTCCGCTTTCCGGTTCAACCGACTTTGCTCCAATTAAAGTACATCAGACTGCAATTGCATCCGGTGACACCATACACACCGGTGGCGGAGCGCTTCCCGCATTTGACGAACTCTATGTGTATGTCACCAACACCGACACAGCTGACCGCATGTTGACTCTTGCATATGCAGGCACGACAGATCCTGACAATATGATGTGCAAAAACATCTTGATCGCAGCGAATAGCGGACCGACACCAGTGCTCACCGGTCACGCGGCAACAAATGCGAAGGTATTGAAAGCGTCGGCAGATGTTGCTGACAAATTGACCATTACCGGGTTCGCGAACCGAGCGACGTAATGGCACACAAAGATTTTAGGATGCCGTTGCAAGGAGGCCTGAAAGGCACCTTGCCACGCGCATTGGTACGCGGTGAGGAAGTCGGACTCGGTATTTCACGGCAGGTGTACGGACAGAAAGTGCTCGGTACTCCGGTCCGCGGTCTGACAGGTGCGATCGGTCCCAGCGGTGCGCAGCAACCTCCTGGCGCAGCTTGGTCGAATATTATATTTGGTTCGCCGTTGCAGACGCCCACCAATCCAGTACCACGATTGGTCTCTGGCACATACAATATTCAAGAATGTGTGGTGTTGACCGAAGGTGGTGTAGGCTCGTGTGTAATCAGTCTCTGGAAAGCAAATCTTTCCGCGCACTACCCGCCGAACGTCGGTGACGATATTACGGGCGGTCATAACATCGCCATTGCAGGCGGCACGTTCCTACGCGATTCAACCCTTGCAGGTTGGACGCTGGGACTCGCGCAAGACGATGTACTTCTGTTCTCTTTGCAGTCTGTCGCGACATTCAGCTATATCGCAATACAGTTAAGGATCGGGTAAATGACAACAGCTACACTGACAACTGCCATTGCGCAAACCAGCACCGCGACGTTCGATGCTTGGGTAAACGAAATGGATCAGCTCCTGGTGACCACATTAGGTCTTACCAGGTTGCCTGCTGCAATGGATACAGGCCAGATGGCGGTCCCGTCAGTGACTGCCGTTCCGGGTGCCGCGAACACGTCGTCCGGGTACTACATGTACACATTCAATGACGTGTTGGGTCAAGGCCCGCTCGTGACGGCGACCGCGTTGTTAGGCTTGACCGCCGGCACCGGATACAACGGCGGTTCTTCTGGTACGGTCGCAGGTGTTGCACTGTCAGGAGGCACCGGTACCGGCGCAGTTGCAACGGTGGTGTTCGGAGCTGCGGGTGTTATCTCGTCTATTACACCGACGAACGGCGGCACCGGGTACAACATAGGCGACAAGTTGATCGTGACGAGCGCGAACGTCGTTTCCGCGGGCGGTGCGGCAGGTGGCGGTTCTAGCGGCTTCGCACATGTGCATCGCTTGTCGGTTGCGGCATCACCGATCATATTCAAACTTGAATTCGGTTCCGGTTCTCTTGCTACAAACCCCGCTATGTGGATTACGATGGGTACATCATGGGCAAGCAATGGTACGCTTGCCGCTGCCAGCAATGGTGCGGTGACAACCCGCCTTGCGATCGGTAGCCTTAGTGCCCCGAGTAGCACCAGCACTCCAGCCAATACATTGGCTTGTTACAACACGACCTATGGATTCTTGGGAGTAGTACATAAGCTTGGTGTGAATACAGGCGTTAACAACGTACCGCTTTCATCGTTCTTTATTGCACGTAGTTCAGGTAGTTCAGGTACGCCGATATCCAACGGTGCTTGCCTATGGACAGGCAGTAACGCAACGACGTCTGCCGGAACAGGAAATCTTCTGTCACCGCAGCAATGTATCTCTTATACCAACAATATCATATTTCCGACGTTCAATTCGACGTCAAGCAATTCGTGGAGTGGTGCGCCAGGTGCGAACGCATCAGCGGTTCCTTACAACCTGACAAGTACGTTGGCAAACGGACTTGTCAACTTGTTCCCCATCTTCGTGCCTGATCCGAACTTCCGGTATGCAGCTTGCATGGGTTCATGTTTCCCAGCCGATATCCCGTTTATGACAACGTTCACAACTTCGATCATTGGCGCAACCACGCTGACGTTCATCAATTGCGGTCTCGGGTTCCCGGGTGGTGTGCTAAATGCTGCGGGTCTGAATCTCTGTATGTTGTGGCAATAACATGTCAACTCCAGTTATCGTTGCAGGTATACCCCAACCTTTGCCTCAGGTTGTTACTAACCATTTCGGTCTAGTGATTTTACGGTTGGACCCATCACGCGCAGCGGTCCCGGTTGCGCCGCTGCCCTTCGTTGGTGGGTCTGGTACCGTCGGGGTCCCGATTTAAAGTCAAAAAAGAAAGCTCGCGCCGCTTTCACGACGCGAGCTTCACGCACTGATTACGCAACAGCCGTGCCTACATGTGCTTGCCTCCAGCGGTAGAACTGGATGCGGCTCGTATTGTCGTTCCAATGCTTGCGCGCCGCTATCTTGCGCACCGTCGCGATGTCCGGTTCTTTACCCGCTGCGGTCAGCTTGTCGAGTTCCGTCCAAATCGCGCGGCACTTACCTTCGTTGATCGGACCTGGTGTGGTCACCGGTACCTTGCGCGTCTGCATCTGCACAACCCGAAGTGCTCCCTCAACGGCCTTGGGAACTTCAGCTGCCAGTTGCTTCAAAACCAGTTCGCTGATTGCCTTCGTCATATTTACTGCTTTCACTGTAACCTCCTTAACGGTCGATATTGACCGTGGAAGCATAATACTCGAAGGAATTACCTTCTTCTGTACGGTAACGCACGAAGTAGACGTAAGTTTTTGGGTCGAGTATTTGTAGGGAAAAGCTTACAAGCGCTGCGTTGCACACCCTACCCGCTGCAACACCATGAGTTTAATAATCAAACAGCACCACGGCACCCTGCCTGCTGTTTAAACCGTAATCATTACGCTTGCCACAGGTGCGCTAATCGCTCTCTGGTAGCTTTGCGAGAATCATTACCTAAACATCCACAGCTAAGGCTTAATCGATGGGTTAAACTAGACTCTGCAATCGCCCGGATGGTTCCGCATTCGCACTTGCATAACCAGCGTTTGCCTTTAGCTGGTCTAGTCCTTGTTCCTTTTAACGCTGCGACGAAAGAAAGTACGGTCCATCGTCCGACTATCAAACCTGAATAAGCTTTCGTTGTAACGTACCTGCGAGGAACTGGTTCTAAATTTGCGCCCGCGGCTTTCCAGTCTCTCAGCCATTGTGGTTCATCATATATTTTCTTTTCTTTGATAATCGTTTGTAATTTCTGAACCGGTTTAGGTGCTTCAACAATTTCAATTGTTTCAGGTATTCTATCAAAGATTCCTAATTTATACCATACAAATGCAATGCGTTGTTCTAATGTTAGAAGCTGATTCCCTATACCGCAATTCAAAATATTGCAATTACATCGCTTGCAAGCTGGATACGTCTTAGTATTAAAAGGAGCAGCGCATTTCGGGGGCACATGGTCACGAGTATCAGCGGGCTGTCCGCAATATACGCATCGTCGCATATGCAACCGCTTTAATTGATCAAGGCTTCTCATCGGTTTCCTTCGCTAAGTAACCGATGTCGCGGAGGATGCTTTCCGTTTCGCTGATGTACCAAGTATGATCAACATCGCTGGGGAACTCCAGGGGTAGTTGCATCACAGGTTTAGCACCGTCGCTGCGCGGTACCTTGTTCCCGCTAGACGCATAAATGATCTCACCAGTTTGATCGGTTGCATAGTACCAGCGGATAGAATTGCCGAGGTATTGATCGTCTTTGACCGCGCCGCCTTTCACCTTGCGCACGCAAATAAACTTCCTGATGTCTTTGCAGGCTTGCACGGTTTCGGCAATGGGGACGTTCTTGGTCAGCAGCGCTTCCACCGCGTCGATGCATATAGTATTCGTCGGATTCTTGTGCAGGCGCATTGCGGACGCGCTTGGGTCGTTCCAGGGGTTGGCATACGCACCCTTGTTCTTCGTGCCGACCTTACCCTTCTTGTCAGGTTTCTTCACAGCGATGTAGTTGTTGACGTCACGCCCATAGTACGCGCTGTACTCCGTTTCCTCGGTTTGGAAACCAGTATCAACCTCCCATTGCTTGACTAAGGTTTCCAACTCCGCGCGGCGCACCTTCGGGCACTTCATGACCACACCGTCTGTGTTCGCGCTGACAACCATAAACCCAGCGAGCTCCAGGCGTTCAATAAGCATCAGCAGCGATAGCTGACCGGTAATGGTGACCTGTATAAGCAGGTCAGGCGCATAGAAGATCGACCATTTGCTTCCCAGCTTGCCGAACGAACCGTTGACAACAATCTTTAAGCTGTTCGCGACCGCTTTCAGTCCGTCCACCTTCGCTTTGATGCGACGATCGACAATGCCTCCGTACACCTTCAAGAAGTTCGTTCCCAAATGCTTCGGGTACAGCCCGCAACGCAAGATGATAGCAGGGTAGTAACTTGTCACGTCACGGTCGTAGATTTGCACGTCATCGCTGGCAACGTGAACCGCAGTTGTTTCGGAGCTGTGCAACCCACCAATCCCCATGCGGTAGATATTGTTCGCAATTTGCAGCTTCAACGCACCAACCTGCGGCGGCATTTCGACAGACCCATGTTCAGCAACAATGAACTTCGCGCTTGCGATGACACCGGTTGCCCAAATCATCAACGGAGTTGTGAACTTGATGAAACTGGGAACCTGGTACTGGTAGCAGGTACCAGGGTCGATTTGCGGACGCTCGGGGCGGCGCTTGTTCAACCGCTCGAGCTCGTGCGCGATAACCGCTTCTGCGATTTGTGCGTCGGACTTGCTGCGTAGGTCAACCCCGTATTGCTGGGTCATTTCCTCGCGCAGTTGGATTTCTTCTTTCAATGACTCGTGCAAGAACGCAGTCTGCGTCAAATCGTTTACGCAGTACCACCGCACGATAGCGCGCTGTTCGAAGTTCAAGCGTTCGCCGTGGTGGAAGGGGAGGTCTTGCATACGCGGGGTATGCAACCGACCGCCGTAGATTTTCAACGAAGCAGACAGCGGCGCCACTTCGATCAAATCAATGTGGTCAATCTCTTTGAGGTTCTTCACTTTGTACGAACGAAGGACGTCGCTGTACCGCAGTTCCTCGATAATGATTTTGTCCGACGCGGTTTTGATTTGGTCGCAGGACTTGCCAGCGAGCGCCATGCTGATTAATGGTACGTCGTAATTGTGGGAGTTGAATCCAACGACTGTGAAATTTGTCATTATCCAACCAAGTCGGTTGATGTTGAGCTCGGGTTCGTCCTCGCTCATTTCAACGTAGGCTACCGCACCGGTCTGCAGGCTTGTGAAGGCACATAGGAAGTAGTTGCGGTACACTTCAATGTCGAAGATCATGCGCTCGCGGCGCGCACGCGCGTTTAGCAGTGCATCGTCGTCCATGATGGGTACTTGGAACGCAAGCGCGTCTTGTAACCCGGGCAGGTAGCCAGGCTCGCGCCAGAACTGTTTTGGAGGCGTGCGCTTTATCTTTTCTTTGAGGACTTTAATCACTGGCTCATCGCGCCAGAAAAATCCTAAAGCATCTGGGCGCATTTACGTCCTCATGCCTATGATCGCTCCGCGTAACCTTGGACCAAAAAACAGGCAAGGCTTAGGGTAAGTCGTGAAGTCCACCTTCTCCGCGATACCTTCAAGCAAGCGAAGCATCGGAATGGCGTACACACCCTCGCATTGTAGCCCGGGCACCGCGTACTGCGCGCCTTCACCATCGTCGGGTACTGTGCTGAGCACACCGTCTTTGATAAACACCCGATTCATTGCGTCCGAGCGCTTAGCGATTTTGTCCAACCCTTCAAACAAGCGCGGGTCGATAGGTGCCGGGTTGCATTCGTCGTCAAGGATGCGCGAAAGGTCGGGCCATTCGGTTGCAAAGAGCTGTGAACGAATCCACCGGTCACCAGGGTAGTGGAACGTGATGCTGTTGCTGCCGAGCTGGGCGTGCGTCGGTGCTTCGCCTATGCGTAGCATTTCCTTGATCGCAGCGTGCGGCACATTGACCGTACTGGGGAAGTCAGCCCCGATCCAGTATTCGACAAGCGTCACGTTATTGGTCGCGAACGCGCTTTGCCCGCGGAGCAGCACACCATTTGACCACGGTCTTGAAGCGTCTTCACCTACGAACGGTTCAATTACCTTCAATGCGTCAAGCAGCTCTGTCCCGGCAAACTCCATGCGTTCGCCTTCCGGAAGCACATGCACCGTTTCTTCGGTCACGCACTTCACGAACGCTTTGTAGCTGCCGCTGACAATGCGCAAGCGACCGGTGTCGGTCATACTGAGCACGATGGTTTCGTCGCAATGCGTGACAGCGTTGATGAGCTCGTCCGCTTTGGGTTTGCAGTCAATGTCGAACGCGATAGGGCTGCACAGTGCAATGACTCCGTTGTACCCGCGCACCATGCCCTTCTCGATTACGAAGTGGGTCAGCGCCGGCAAGAAGTCCTTCTTCGCGATACTGCCCTTCACAAATTTAAGCGAGTCGATAATCTCCATTAGTAAAGCTCCTGGACGCGCGCCTTGAATGTATTGTCGTGCGCTGCGTTGACCATAGTGTTGATGACACCGAACGCCCAAAGGTTGTAAGCTGCACGTGATTCGTAAATTGTTGACAATCTCTCGAACGTGAACCCTTGCTGTTCTAATTTTTTGAACAAATGGTCTTGCTCAAGCTGTGTCAGTGTGGTTATATGCCTCCCTGTTTCATGCCTGCTAGGACTTTTTTCTGACACGCTTAAAGGTTCCGCCCGGATATGGGGTAGTTTATCTTCGCGATAGTTGGGCATGACGATGTTGCCGAACGCTGCGGACTGAATCCACGACGAGGAGTCGCAACTATACCACGGAAACATTTCCATGAGCTCGACGGAAGTCATACCGAATGCATGTACTTTGACAAGCGGTGTGCCATGTGGCGCAAGGTAACGCTCCCAAATACGGTTGAGCCACGTCTTCAATTGCTCAACGCTTGTTCCTACCATGCCTCCTAAAGTAATGTATTCATATCCGTCTTCAAGGTACTGCTTCAACCATCGTTCATCGTCACCCTTGTGGAAGCATGGTAGCGGGCGCACACCAAGGTATTCCATGTGCTTTTGCTTGACGTAAGTGCCTTTGCCAACTTCTATGTCGCCAATATGGTCAAGCACAGAGGCCATGAATGCGCCGTCTTCAATACGAATAATATCTGCATTGCGCTTCAGGTAGTCGCAATACTCTTCGATATTCAGTTCCGCACCCAACGTCCACGCAGAGAACGCGCCGCTGTCCATGAACACCTTAGCGTTCTCGCGTCGCATGTCGTCAACCCATTTCTGTTTATTGACGTAGTGAAACGATTCGAGGATATTTGGGATGGCGTTGACAAGCCCCTGTTCATGTTCGTTTAGCTTCACATAGCGGTTCTGCCCGCGCATGTAGCTGTTGCCGAACACAGCGGCGCAATACAGGTGCATAGTTATTTCTTGAGGCTCAGGAACTCCGCGCGAGTGCTGTCCTGCTCGAGCATTGCACCGCGCAGCGCTACCGTTTGAGTGTGGTGACCCTGTTGGCACACGCCCCGGGACTCCATGCACATGTGCCGCGCTTTGATGATTACACCCACACCCTTCGGCTTGAGCGCGTCTTGCAACGCGTCCGCGATCTGGTTGGTGAGGCGCTCCTGCACCTGCAACCGCCGCGCGAAGATATCAACCAAGCGGCTGAGCTTGCTGAGCCCAACGATTTTGCCGTCAGGTATGTAGGCAATAGTTGCGGTGCCGAAGATCGCTGCCATGTGATGCTCGCAATGCGAGTACACCGGAATATCAAGCACCGCGATCATCTGGTTATAACCCTCTGCACCGTCTTCGAAGGTCTTGAGTACGTCGGCCGGTTTCTTGCCGTACCCGCTGCACCAGTGCTGCCAGGCTTTGACCACACGTCCCGGTGTCTCCTCGAGCCCGCCGCGCTTGACGTCCTCGCCTACCACCTGGAGCAAGCGGATAATGTTGTCTTCTGCTGAAGCTTCAATATCATCACCTTCCCAGGGGAACACGACGTATTGCCCGCGGAACGCTGAACCCTCTTCTTTGTGGATCATGGTGAAGAATGGTCGGCCCGGGTAGAGGCGCTTAAAGCGTTCCATGGTTGCACCGCTGTCAAGGATATCGTCGATGAAAATGTCCGCTTCGCCTGGGTGCTGCGTCAGCGAGAGGTGCGGCATGAATTCCTTCAGCGCGTATGCAACCGGCACACCGCCGCGCGGTACCGGGTGCGCGACCAGGTGCTCGCGGCCGCATTCCTCTAAAATTGTCACAGCCATTTGTTGGCACAGTGATGCGATCTGCAGATGGTTCAATTTCATTTCACGTCCTGTCGACATAGGGAGGAATATAGATCGCTGAGTTCGCGCCGTGCTCTTTCACTTCGCAGCTGACCACACTGACGCGCGGGTGCCAACCGTGCAACCGTACTTGAGCATCCGCAAGATGCCAACCCAACTTCGCGAATGCTTCACAACCAACTTTCGGCACCACCACCACTTCAGCGATCTTGCATACCTTGTCCAACCCTTCAAGTGTCAGCAGGTATGGGTCGTCCGCTGCCACGAGCAGTTTGTGATCGAAGTACCGCTCAATTTCGGTCTTCAGTGGTTTGAGCCCACCGAAGTCAACAACCCAGTTGCGGTGATCCAACTCACCAGCTTCAAAGATGAACGTGAACGCAAGCGCGTATCCGTGGAGCAGCCTGCAATGTGAGTCAGCTTTGTGCTGGCGAAAGCAGGCGCTCAGGCCAACTTCATGACCATAGGTCTTAGTAGAACGAAACACCTCAACGGTACCGATCATAGTTCGCCGTAAGTGGCAAAGGCATCAAGCCTTCATTGTTCGCGCGCAACACCAGCGGATCCGGTAGCATTGCGTCTTCAAACCCCTTCGCACGCAATACGTTCGAATGGTTCATGTCGGTGGGCGGGTACTTGCCGTCATAGCTGGTGTGCGTGTACGCGACCGCAGCCCAAGACTTCGGCCCCAGGTCCAGGGCCATTTGGCACGTCAGTGCTTTGCTGAAGTGCATCAGCGGTGTCATGATTTCAACATGGTGCGCGCCGAGCGACTCATTGATCGCAACTTCCATCGCCATGATATAGCGCTCGCGGCAGTCCGGGTAGTTCGCATTGTCCTCCTGGCATACACCGGTGACAATCTTCTCGCAGCCCAGCGCCAGCGCGCGGTTCGCTGCAATGGTCAAGAACAAGGTGTTGCGCATCGGTACGAACGTGAGCTCGACCCGGTTGCCAATGACCTGTTCCATTTGCTCAGCGTCACGATACTTTTCCAGTGAGCTACCGCTGGTCAGCGGAGAGGTGGACTTCAAGCAGCCCGGGACGTCAATGACTTCGTGCGAGTCAACACCCGCCATTTCCGCAACCTTGCGTGCTGCTTCAATCTCGAGCGCGTGCCGCTGCCCGTAGTTGAAAGTGATTGCGTGTAGCTCCGTGCAATCGACGCGCGCCTTCGCCCAAAACAAGCAAGCGGTTGAATCTTGTCCACCCGATAGAACAACTAAATACTTCATGATTACTCCATGCCCAACAGTTTGTGAACTTGAAGTTGCAGGACGTACCCGTACCTCAAGCATGAGGCGACACATACCGCGCGATTCAGCGAGTTGATCGCTTCATCCTGCGAGTCCATGGGTTGCAAATAAATCGGTCCCCGGTAGCCCTTGGGTGGGCGCGCGACACGCGGGTGTGCAGTGTGGTTAAGCGCGAGCACCGGCAGACCGTCGTCCTGGTCAACGCTGTCAGCTGCCATCACGTATTTGAACGCGCAAGCTGCGGAGGCAATGGTTGGATGCACGCGCCCAGCCTTCGGGCTACATACGATGTACACACCATATCGAAGGTCCGGACGTTGCGTAAAGAATGAATTGTCAGTTGATAACGTGCCGTTGGTTTCAATCTGCACGTAGAACCCATCATGTACAAGCGCGCGAATCAACGGCGCGATGCTTTGGCGAAACGGTTCACCGCCTGTGATGACCACAAGTCCAGGGTCGCAGGTCGTGCGTTCCATTTGCACCTGGTACACGATTTCAGCGACGGTCATGTGCCGCCGCTTGCTGGTATAGTCGGTGTCGCAGCCCGGGCATTGCAGGTTGCAGCCCGCTAAGCGGACGAACACTGCCGGGGTACCGCAGAACGGTCCCTCACCTTGAAGGGTTGCGAAGATTGATTGGACATCAAGAACGGTTTCTAAGACTCGTTTTTCTGGGGACTGCTGATTCAGCATTATCACTCCGTCGAAGAGAAGTGCGGGGCCCGAAGGCCCCGCGATTCCACACACTAACCTTTGCAGGTTAACACGTTAGGCCGCAGCGGTCTCCGTGGCAGCGGGCGCAGTGGTGCGACCGACGATACCGTGGAACTTGCGCCACCGAGCGTACTGCGTCCGAACGGTCGCTTCGGGAACACCCGTCGCCGCCTTCAGAGAGTCACCGATGGTGGCAGGCGAACCGGCCTTGCCGCTCAGGTCATCGAATATCGCCCACACCTTGCCGGTGACAGTGGCGGGTTTCGGACGACGGACGTCGTTCTGCTTCGGCTGCTTGGACGCTTCCTTCGCGGCCTTCGCATCGGCTTTCTTCTGCACCTTGGCTGCCAACTTGGCTGCCTTGTCAGCAGCCTTCTTCGCTGCCACTTCCGGGTCGACCGTCTTGGGGGCCGACGTTGTTCCAGTCTCACTCATGCTATCACCTCGAATGTTTGTTGATCTTCAGCCCTCAATTACAGGGTGTGAGCACAGTACCCGAACAAAGAGGGATCATGCAATCCCTATGGCAAATTATTTTGCTTGCGCCATGCTCCGTACTGAACACCAGCCGTGCTCAGCGACCATCCGTTCTTAAGTGCTAGTTCTTTGATGCGCGTTCGCGGCGGCACTATACCTGTCATCTTGTAGTCCAAGTCAAGCGCTTCGTGTATTGCAGCGCAAACACCAGACTTAGGTCTAGCCCCCGCATTAGCGCGTGCTGGTGCGGTGCGCGGTGCCGCTGGTGCGCTGGGTTCACGCGGTGCGTTCGCACGCGCTGCGGCTGCCAGCTTGCGGTCTGCGACCGCTTTGCGCGCGGTCGGTAGCAGTGCCGCCGGGTCCGCTGTCGTCTTCAATGCGTACAGGTCGCCCGCTTTGCCGGGGCGGTACGAACCCTTGACGTAGACGAACCCCTGAGGCGCACCGGTAGCTTCCATGTGCGCAGCTTGAATCTCGACTTCGGTCGGTACGCAGTCGGTGCAAGGTAGCGTTTCAGCTATCTGAAGCAACCATTGCGCCAGCGTTTCATGATCAGCTGTGTGCGACTCCTTACCGGTGGTGTTGCGGAACAGGGCTTGCAATTCCTCCACGGTAAAGTGATCCATGGCACCGGGAGTAGGCACTGGGAAGCATGACGCGCTTTCGTAGCTGCGCGTGATATAATCCAGGTCGCGCACGACCCGGAAGTCTGCGTGCTTGTGGAGGAACACCCTGCGGTCGTGGTCAACGCTAACGTACATCCGCTTGCTCCTCGAGCTGGTGGGTGTGCTTGGCCGCCGCTTGCTCGAGCTGCGCCTGGACACTGATGCGCATGTGGTGCATCGCGACGCAAGCCGCGAGGAACACAACCATCCATATTATCACACCCTTGAATTTCATACGACTCTCCGGAGGCTTGCTACCCTGTTAGATACAGGATAGCAAGCTTGCGTCCATTAGTCAACTCCTAGATCGTGCCGGCGTCGTTCGCACCGCCCAAGGAACGGGGCATCAAACCGTTGAACTGCTTCCACCGCTGGTACTGGGTCATCGCGGTGTTCTTCTGCCAACCCGCGTCCTTGGCGAGCTCGCGGAGGTGCTCGAAGGTCGGCGTTTCGCCCTTCAGCGCGGTGCGCTTCGCGTCCAATGCGTCCCAAATTTGACCGCAGATGGTACCCGAGCTCGGCTTGGTCACACCGTTGGCAGCGGCGCGCACCTTGCGCTCAGTCGCCTTCTTAGGCGCCTTGCGGGTCTTCAACTCCGACGCTGCACCCTTTTCGATGGCGGTCGGGGCACCGATGCCGGTGTCGATCGCTTTGTCCAACAGCGTGCGGGTGTCTGTGATGGGGGGACTACCGGCGGCAGCTTTCGCTTCCAGCGCGGCGCGCATCCCAGCATTGTCAAGCTTGCCGTACGTGATTCCGGCGAGTTTGCAAGCGGCACGCAATTCGACCTTGCCCATTGCCGCGAAATCTTCTGTGTACTTGCTCAAGTGAATCTCCTGGTTAGTGTGTTGCTGACGACTTTGTTCGTCAATGAGGCTAATCTACACCACACAAGGACGAAAGACAAGACCTAGTTCACAGTTTTAGAAGGGAATATCGTCGTCATATTCCATAGTACCTTGGGTCTTCGTATTATTGGAAAAATCATTGCGCGGTGCGCGGACATCAATGGTAGGGGGCTCCACCGCGTCACCGCTTTGGGTACCGAACGCAGTACCGTCGTAGCAATGTGATAGTATTTCCGGGTGCTTCTTGTTCAGCCAGATGCGGAGGTGGGTAGGCACCTTGACTTCCGTCATGCGCTCGAGCGCGCTGCGCGCGTCACCAGGTGCATCGGTAGTTGTACGCTCGCGCCACCACTTGCGCGCCTTGTGACCCGCATACCCTTCGTGCTGGAAGCACACGTATTCGTTGAACGCACTGGGACCGCACCAGTACGTGACCTTCACGCTGTCCGGGCGGTCGTGCTTCTGGTGTAGCTGGTACGTGATGCTATTGCACGCAACCATCTGCACGACCGGCAATTCGCCTTTGATTATTTCCTCGGTGCTTGCACCCTGCTTCAACTTGGTCTGTTGCGGGAACTCGTAACCACAGTTGATACACTTCACAGCTCGCGCGTGGTTGTACGTGTTGCACATCTCGCAAAGGCGTACAGGTGCATTTCCTCCGCCGCTGCCTTTCTTGTGCGGGATCACTGGGTCGTTAATGGGTCCAAGACGCTTGGTGTTGCCGGCGAAGTCCCCAACCAGACAGTTCTCCTTACCGTCAAACGGTCGCGTACCGCGTCCAAGCATCTGCACCCACAGAACCGTTGACTTTGTCGGTCGCAGCATGGGGATGAAGTCGATGTCAGGTACGTCAAGACCCGTTGTTAGCACGTTGTTGTTGACGACCGCGCGAACCTTGCCTAAGCGAAAGTCACCGTTCGGCCCAATCAGGTCGTCGCGCGCAGCGTCGCTCATTTCCGATGTAACCGTTGGGCACTCGATACCCATCGTGTGCAGCATGTCTGATATAGTTTTCGCGTGATGCACACCGGAAGCGAATATCAGCCATTTCTTGCGGTCGTATCCCATCTCCATGCACTCGCGCAACGCAGCTTCAGTGACTTCGTCGATGTCAACCGCAGCCTGGAGTTCCGCTGCAATGAACTCGCCCCCGCGCATATGCACACCGTCGACATTCAGCAGCGTTTGCGTTTTCTTCGGTATCAGCGGGCATAGGTAACCTTCGGCAATCAATCGGTTGAACGCCTCCATACCGGTAATGTCGAAGCAAGTATCTGTGAATATGCCACTCTCTTCGGTAATGCGTCCGTGCCCCATGCGCCAGGGTGTTGCAGTGAATCCAATTATCTTAAGGTACGGGTTAACCGCTTTCAGACCTTTGAAGAACAACTGGTACAGCGTTTCATCGTTCGGACTTACCAGGTGGCATTCATCCACCAGCACCAGGTCCACATGCCCGAACGCGGTCGCGTATTTGGCAACTGACGCAATACCAGCAAAGATAATACGATCGTGGAAGTCGCGCTTGCCTAAGCCCGCGCTGTTGATGCCTGCGGGCGCACCGGGCCACACGCTCAGCAGCTTCGAATAGTTCTGCTGAATAAGCTCTTTGACGTGTGTGAGTACAAGGATCTTCTGTCCATGGTATTGACGAAACACGTTCTCAAGGAACATCGCAATGACCACACTCTTCCCGGTGCCGGTGGGCATCGCGACAATGGGGTTACCCGCTTTTTGTTCAAAGTAGTGGGTAATCGAACTGGATGCTTCGATTTGGTATGTGCGCGGAACAATGAGCATCAGATCGTCTTCTTTACCGTGTATTCCCCGCAGCCAACGAGCTGCGTCTGTTTATCGATTGTAACCTCTCTTAGCCTGCAATACCACTCCGCGTTCCCATTAGGTCGCGGTAAGCTGTACGCGCATGTTCGACAGTTCTTGTCAGGTGCTTCTTTCTTGTGGCACACACCGCGATGATCGCAGAAGCGACACTTCCAAAAGCCCGGTGATTCGTTCAGCTTCTTGGGTGGCGTTTCGCTGAACACCAGTTTGTCAGCGCGCTCAGTAAACTGGTCAGCGATTGCAGTGTCCAGTGGTATCAACTCTGCATAAACAGCATCGTTGTTCTTGTTGGCGCACATGTACAAGCACACCGCCAACCCCATCTTGCGCATGTAAATATTTGATTGAACGTAATGCTCGAACTTCGCAGCACGCACACCTTCACCGACAAACTGCACCGCTGGCTTGCCCGGATCGAGCAGGTGCGCAACGTACTCGTTCCAGTTTTCACCAGCGAGTTTGTTGAACGATTTTTCGTTCGCAGTCTTGAACTCGAGCAACGCGGCTTGTCCGGGCGACAGGTCTGGAAGATGTAGTGCTACACCGTCGCCGCTGCCACCGAAATGCCCGTGCGAGTCGCTGACACGGAACTGCTTACCGTGTTCGTCTTGTTGGATTACATGCACACCGATCGAAACCAAGGCCGCTATCATGCGGCCTTCCTCGAGGTGCCCTCGGTTGAACAATCGCAGCATGCGACCTTCAAACCGTGGCTTGACAGCCCAGCGGAAGTTATACCAAGCGTGCCGCGCGCATTCGGTGCCTATGATTGACGCACCTAAGTGTGACCGGTGCCCGTCGTTCTCTTCGCGGTAAGCGTCGGTGATGTGTGGTAATACCCGCTGCAATGTCGCGCGGTATGCGTTACCCTGATCCTTTTCAATGCTTGCCTCGATCGCCGTCAGCGTCTTAGCGGCAATATAGATCAAGGTAAATGCCTGCGATCCCTACACGGTGCGCACGCGCGACCGACAAGGCGCTGTGAAGGCTCACCACAATATCCACAGATACCGGGTTCACCCTTGGGTATCTTCGCTGCGTTTATCGACACTTGCCGAACTGCGCATTCGACAAGTAATGATTCTTTCTGTTCAGACAGATCGCAATCGTCAGCCATTCAGTTCCCCTAATCGACAAAAGACTGCCCCTCCGAAGAGGGGCAGTAACGGACCGCAATTAGCGTGCGGCCCAGGGGGGAACGGCAGCGGATGCGTTGAACCCTGCTGGCGCACCAGCGGCGGGAGCTGCGGCAGGTGCCGGACCTGGGACAGCGGCAGGCGCTTGCCAGGGTTGCTGAGCGGCAGCGGGGGGTGCCTGCCATGCAGGGGTTGCAGCGGGCGCAGCACTGGGAGCGGCTGCGGCGGGAGCACCAGCCCATGCCGGTGCAGCGGCGGGCGCGGGGGCAGCGGCAGGAGCCTGCCAAGCTGGCGCGACAGCGGCGGGCAGACCAGCAACAGCTTCCGTGGGCTCGTTGATGTTCTTCCACGACGTGATGTCGTTCTGCGGCTCGTATTCGCCCGTCTTGTCGGTGCGAATCTTGACCTTGATCTTCAGCGGTATGTTGTGCAACTGCTGACTGTCAGCGACCATCAAAACACCGACAGCGTGCGCCAGCGCGCTCAGCTGCTTGAGACCGATTTCGGTCGCTTGCGGGTTCGCATTCTGCAGGTTGATGTTCCCGTAGATCTTGCGGCCAGCATGTTGACCATCGAGCACGCTGTAGCGTACTTTCAGATAGCAACTACCGTCACCCGCCTTCGTGGGCTTCATTTCGGTTTCGTCAACAATGACGTTGTACCAACCGATGGGCAGCGGTTCGAATCCCGTCTGCGGCGCTACTGTTCGCGCGTCGAAATTAAGTTGTGCCAAAATAATTCTCCTTTAGGAATGACGTTTATTTGCCGATTGTTCAATAGGTGTCGCCCAACGGCAGTTTGAAGGCTCGTAATTGCCGTTCACATTTTTACGGTCAATAGTCATTCCCTCAGGGCGCTCACCCATGTCTGCGAGAAAATTTGTAAACGATAGCCACCGCTCGCAGACACTAATTCCGCGGCCACCGTAATCTTTATATCGACTGTTCTTTGGATTTGAACAACGATATTTCATTCCATACCAACTGATATACGTCGGTGAATTGCATTGTCCGTGACGATAATTATTCTGACCATCGCCAGGAGGTTTGCCTTTCTTAGTACAACTTCCACAAGTTTTTGATCGTTTGCCTATTTTGCAAACTGCAACAATTCTTTCTGTCCCGCATATGCACCGACATAATGCTCCTGGAAGCGTAGCAGCGCCATTCGGTACTGTATAACCTGTTTCTAAAACAGTCCACATTCACGCACCAAGGATTTTTCCGAAAACATAACTCAAATGAGGGCGCTCCACTGTCGCAAGGGCTCCACTGCGGTCTTTGGCGACGAACTGGAGATCAGGCTGTGTTTGCAAATACCGGTAGGAATTTCCCTGCGGATCTTTGTTGACAGCCAAACGAAATACTTCATCGAAGAAGTACGGAAACTTCGGACCCAGCTTTGCGCCGGGCATTGACGGTCCGAACCGTACCACACCGGTGAGCTCGTCTTTCATGGGTTCCATTTTGGCCGCCATGTAAACGTGCTTCCCTGGTAGGTCGCGGAACGAACGAACAAGCGACTCCATTTTCTCAATGAGTTCGCCGTATGCTTGACGCGGGTCTTTCACCTGGCGCTTCGCGTTGTTGAGCACGACTTCAGCGATCTCGCTGATACTGTCAAGCCCGACGGTTTGGAATGCCCGCGCTTCCGCACTGGTTGCGCACCAGCGGTGCGCCTCAACCAGGTCATCCACATTGCGCACCAAGATGACAGGCATGTTATACGTGATGTCTGCTTGGCTCGCACCGAACACGCGCGCCACGTTTGCTGACTTCAACGACAGCAATCCAGACTCAGCGCTGATAAGCACCGGGGAAGGCGCGGTAGCTGCGATCATGGTCTTACCCATGCCCGAGTCACCGTAAATCAGAACCTTCACCCCGTTGTTTTCGGAAGACTGCTCAGCGGTCGAAAATTGTAGCGCCATCTTATTCCTTGTCGAAGTCTTCAGCGATCGTCGAAAGTCGTTCGCGCACGTTTTCAATCTTTGCGGTGCACGCGTCCCACCGTTCCATGTCAACAAGTCCTGCCACTTGTGTGGACACCAACTCGTGCAAGTACGTCGGGCTCAATGCATCCAATTCCCAAGACTCATCACCGAACTGTTCCTGGTACTTGTCGAAGCGCGTGTCCGTAACCTTTGCTGGGTTCGGTGGCGGTTGCTGTTCTTCCACCTGGTCCATGTTCAACGCGATGCGACGGAAATCAATATACACACGCTCGCGCGCAAACAATGACAAACGCTCTGCTAAGTCTCTGGACATATCCATGCCACTCGGATCGTGGTCGCCTAAGTGCAGCACGACGATCTGCTGGTGGGAATTCAGTATACGCTGCTTTGCAAACTCGCGCAACGTAGTAGCGCTCGGATAACCACGCGCTGGCAATAGCGGACAGTCCCACTCGTTGCAGATCGGTTCGAGCACACCTGCCAAGGCTTCCTTTTCGACCATGACGAACACGCGGTAGTCTTGGTCTTCCCACATGTCTTCGAAGTATTGCGCTGCGCACGCCTTGAGCAATGCGCCGCCGCTGGTCCAATGCGAACGCTGAATGACGTCGCGCGTGCGGTCTTCGATAGCGTCCCAGTCAATGAGACCTGCGAGTCGCGCCTTCGTCATCATGCCGACAACGTTGTTGTACGAGCGCACAGTGTTCTCGATGTGCCCGCGCGCTACGAGCTGGTAATACAGCTGACGGATGGTAAGGCGGAAACCTTGCTTGCCGTAGTCGGTGATGATCGCATCGCACATGCGGATCAGTTTGATGCTCGCAGTGTTGAACTTCGAGTCTTCGACGTAACGCTCTTTCATTGGAATTTATCCAGTTCTAACTCAACCTCTACTGTAATGTCAGATCCACATGCAGGGCAAGCGATTTGTTCTGTTCGCGATGATTCATGGTGTTCACGATCAACAGCTTCGTCCAGTTCAACCAGCTCTTCAAACCGTTGCAGAAAGGCGGCGAGAAACGGACTCGGTTGTGGAAAGCGGACATGTGCCTCCGCGAGGAACTCCTTCGCGCTGTAGTTGCTAGCAACTGGACGCTGCGCGCGTGTTTCAGTCATGCTGATCTTCATGACATATCAATCGGGTTTCTAAACCCTTTGAACACCGGGAAACGCGGTGCGTCCTTCACACCGGTCTGTTCGAAGTGTTTATACACTGCAAGCTTGCCCAGATAGTCAGCACTGTTGTCCCAGATGTGCTGGCGCTCAGCCTCCTTGAACCCGGTGCCAATGCTGAACGGGATCTTGGTAACGCAGTCGATGACGTTGAGCGCACCCAGCGTGCGCATCGGCACCATGCCTTCGCTGTTCGTGCTGCGTTTGGATGCACCGGTGTTGTCGGTCGTCGCTTCGTTACTGTTGTGCATGAGCTCGGTAAAGCCAACGACCACAGCCTCACCGTCGACAAAGCGCTTCACCTTGAGCAAGTGCCCTTCCTTCGCGGTGCTGCGTCCGTACTTGTACAGCCCTCGCGGCTTGCGTACCATGACGCCTTCAAAGCCCATCTCGAGGTGCGCACGCTCGTATGCGCGGAGCTCAGCGTCGCTGTGTACCAGCGTTTGCCGCAACGGTTGAATGCACGACATACCGAATTCGCCCGCACGCTCTGCGCGTTCCATGATTGCTAAGCGGTCGCAGAACGGCATATCAGGTGCAGTCCAAAAGTCGAACACCCAGAACACGAAGTCCGGTTTGCCGCTGCGCGTCATCACAGCGCTCATCGTGCGCTGCATTACGTCCGGTGCGTTAGCTGGGCCAACCGTAAGCTCGCCGTCCAGTCCGTTTAGCTTGTCGGCGCCGAGCACTGACTGAATATGCTCGTTTGGGATTTGGATCATTTTCCGTGAAAGGCATAACCCATGCTGGATTATGGCGCGAACACCATCTAGCTTCGCGCTGGCATACAGCGGGAAGGTAAGATCTGCCGGCGCTTGCACTGCGAGCATAGGCTTCATGCGATCCTCCGAAATTCAAAGTGCCAACCGCCGCCCTGAACAGGGTGACGAATAAGAGCAAAAACAGGAATATTGAGAGCACGCTGCACAGCCATCCGAATTTGGTTCGGGAATTGTATCTGCGGCCCGCGCGCCAGCCTCTGCCGTTCGTCTTCATGCTTATCCACCTTGAGCCTTCTTCGCCGCAGCGGGCAGCACGATTTCCAGCGCCGGTGAGCCGGGCTTAATGATGAGCGCTTCCTCGAACAACTGCCGCTCTTCGTCGGTCAGCTTGCGGTACTCTTTGATGACGAGCTCAGGTGTGTACTTGACCAGCTTCGCCAGCGGCAGTTTTGCCTCTTGGAACTTAGGCGTCAGTGTGGTCAACGCTGCAATGTCGATGTCGCGGTTCAGTTTGTGTACCGCTTTAATCACATTGCCTGTCGGCGCCATACCAGACAGCATGGGCAATGTGTCTAGCTCCACTGTGTTCGTACCCTCTTCAGGTATGGGGAACAGGTGCCGGAAGATACGCATGCGAAGCAGATTCTCCGCACGCTTGAGCGTTGCCAGGTCAGCTTGCATCTTGTACCACACGAACAGGTCGTTCTGTGTCAACGCGTCCTCGGGAATGAGACTCACGCCTGCTTCCCCTGGTGGTCGAGTGCGTCAAGCTGTTGCTCGCGCAATGACTTGGTTTGCGGTTTGCCGATGAAGTTGCGGTCAGCACCTGGTTCCTTCGGCGGTGCAGGCGGTTTGTCCGCGCGTGCAATCGCTTGCTCGGGGCTGAACACACCCGACGGGTAACGCTTCATAAGCTTGACCGTGTTCGCTGCCTGGATGTCTTCGTCGGTCAAGCCCAACATGTTGAGCATCGATTGGTAATACCATCGCAGGTCACCCATCTCTTCGATGATGTGCTCAACGTCAATCGGTTTGCCGTAGATCCAAGACTTCTTGGTGATGTCGAGAAGTTCGCCCGATTCACCCGCCATGCCGGTGGTGTGGTGGTGCGCTTCAGACGCTGCGTCCGGCATTTCCTTGCCCAAGTTCTCAACGAACTGCGGGTAGGAACAGAATTCGCCGCTGGTGCGCTTGGCGCGGATTGCAAGTGTCTGACCGCTGATATTCGACTTGAGCGGCTCTTGTAGTTCGAGACGATACTTAGTAGGCATGTAGACTCCGTTGAAGTGGTGCCCATACTAATGCACGGGCAAATAATCAGGCAAGGCTAATCTTTTGCCGAATGAATTGGCAAATCAACAATCATGTAGCATTTGCCTCGGTAATTGTAGTCGACCATTGCTTTAGCCTTCTCGATTTCCTTGAGCCAACCAGCGTCGGTGAACTCGCGTATCGCTTGCGTCAGCGACTGCGTCGCACCCATGCGGTTCTTCGCGAACACTGCCAAGCGCGCGGTGCGGATTTGCAGGTAGCTTGAGGGAACCACATTGTCGGAATGCATCTTCGGGTTAGGTTTATAACCCTGTGCTGGCATGCCTTCCATGTATTCGCGCAGTATGTTGACGAGCTTGCGCTGCCGACTGTGGTCACCCATGCCGACGTCACCCTTCTCCAGTTTGTTGCGCATAATGTTGATGTCGCGACGCACCAGGTCAATCGCCCATTCGATGTGCTCAGGCATAACAATAGGATGCGAAGGTCGATCAGCTGCGCCTAGTAACGCGGCAATACGTTGAGCTTTGAGCGATGCACGGTTCCACATTTGCCGCCATGCTTCGTCTTTGCTGCCACGGATCTGCGAATCACATTCTGCGTTGAACGTTCGTATAATTGCGGAAGCGTCATCGGTGCGTGCTACCAACAACGACTCGCGCCCGCTTGGATTGATTGCACCACCTGTCCCGTTTATTGACGCAGCCATTGCAGCGAGATTCGTGATATGATCGAGTATTGCCTGAGGCGGGTTTAAGTTCTGATGCAGGTTTTCGTCCGGTCGATCGCCGTCGTATTCTACAATGGTGAAGCGTGAGAGGAACCCGTCTGCCATCATCGATTCGGTCAGTGACTCGTAGAACGTATCTGGTGTTGTTTCGCCTATCATGCTGTATGCGACACCGCTCACTGATTCAATGTTGTTGTCTTTGTTCGAATAGTTCAAACCGCCCATGATCGCTTGAGGCCCTGACTTCTGGTACAGGTTAGTCATGATCGTGCGCAGCGTTGCCATCGCTGTGTCGCTACCATCGTCCCTTGCAAGGCGCTTGAGCTTCTGCCCCCATTCACCGGCAACGTTTACGAACGATGCATTGGTGGCACAGAACTTGACCAGCGCTGGCCCTGAAACAAAGTCGTTGAACTGCACAAACGATTGCAGCGCCGGTGAACGCGACGCTTTAATGATCGCACTGATACCGGAATGCATTGCTTCCTTACCAACACCAGAACGTGCAATGAGAATGATGTACAGGTTTAAACCTGATTGCGGTATGTGCCAGGCTTTGCCCATGATCCCAGCAAGTAGTCCAAGCGCCGACACGATCGCAACCTGCTTCACCGGGCGCGGCGCACTACTATATATGAATTCCGCAACAGCACCCGCGAAGCCGGGTGGGTATTCAAGCGCACCGTCCCTACTAGGTGGTGGCGTTGTAAGCGTAGCGGCTGCGACAACAGCGGGCATGGGTGCTGGCAATGCGGTGTGCTCGGTTGAACCCAGCGGCACATGTTCAGCTTGCGTCATTACCTTGGACTTGTTTATAAGGTCTTGCGCGTTCTGTCGGTCTTGCGCGTTTGTTTCTTCGTTGGCTTGCCTGTGGCGAATTAGGCGCAACGTGTAGTTGAGGTATCGGTCGTTCTTGACAGCCTTCTCTCGCTTGCCGAGTTCGCTTTGTCGAAACAATCTGCGGCACTGCGAATTGATGTCCGAGTAGAACGTGAACATAGACATCAACGCCAGGTCCGCTTCAGACTGACTCGGGAAGTTGTATTGCTCGTACCGACCGCAACACAGCTCGTTGAACTTGAATGCGTTCTCCGCGTTCGTTGCTAGGTAATAGATGAACGCATCGTCACATAGTTCCTCTTCTGGGTCTTGCGGTAGTTCGACCAGCGAACCAAGCGGCGAGCGTTTGTCGACCGAGTTCATCATGTCTTGCAACATGAGTTCGACCAAGTCTTGGCGATCCTCGATCAACGGGCTGAGCCCTGCTAAGCGGTCACCGGTGCATACAATGAAGCGTGCTTGTGAGTACACCTCGACACCATCGCGGCGCCGGCCTTCACCAATGTCCGCGCGCACCCATACGTGCAACCCTTTGCCCGACACACTGCGTTCAGTGTAGCTGGCAAAAGCCTGCATGATGAAGTTGTAACGGTTTGCATCTGCAGGCGTCGACCACTTGCTAGGGTCGATCGGTTTGCCCTTGCGTGCTTGCGACTCAGCGTCTGTCCAGTCAAGGTCGATGCAGCAATACGGATCAGTATCACTGATCACGTAACCGATGCTAAGCCCGTGTTCGTATGCGTAGCGCGCTGCAACGCTGAAGCTGCACCAGGTACGCGGGTCCGTAACAGAGCCGTTGTACGTGCGCCCGTGTGCGTCAATGCCAAGCGGTGCTTTCGTCGGACCCGCAACTAACCATTGCGGCCGAGAGATCAGCTCGTCAGGAATTTGACCCCATAAAGGGGCCTGAGACATTTAAAGACCTTCGTATTCGTCGGAGGTTGCGGTAACTGCTTGATGGCAAAGGCTTTGTAGTGTCATAGATTTATCCAAATGTTAGGCGCAAGGGTGAGCACTTTACGGGTAACGCGCGCAACGCGCAACTACACCTGTTTAATGGGTCGCGGCGGAACTGGTACTAGCTTAGCAGCGTGATACGCTGCGCGTGCTTCTTCAACGTGCGCGTCCCATTGTTTCATTGCAGCTTTGCGAGCAGCAACGCGGGCGCGCCATTCAAGGCAGAACGTTTTGATCCAAGCATTGCGTTGCTTGCATTGTTCAAACCAGTTAATTTCAGCCATTACTAGACTCCAATGTTAATAATAAAAAGCAATACTATAGCGTTTTTACACCTAACGCCATTAACGCATTAGCGTGGGGTGCGTGCGGCTATACGCGCCGCCCGATACGTCTAGTAGATAAGTAGATAGATGATATAGGCACTATAGGTTAATGTGTTAATAATGTTATTATATATCTATAGATACTGACCGCATGCGGTACCACATTTAGAACGAAGAAGCAATAACATATCTGGTGAATTACATTAACCGAGCGTATGCATCATAGTGTGGTTATTTAATTTGAATAGGGTTGCCAATTATAATAAACTGGTATAGGGTTGTGTTGATGCATCTTAAAGGCGTAAGTCATGAACCATGGATTGACAATTGCGATGCGGAGCTGCCTCTTGAAAGCAGCACGCACACGACTTGCACAGCTCCACGAAGAATACGAGGGGTTGTTGGTGCAATTACTAATGACCGCGCAACGCGATGTGTTGTTCAGCGAGATAGCATGCGTCACCGCCGCTATCGCTTGGCTTTGGGCACAACCTGCAACGGACGATGGGAGGTAACATGCGAAAAGATAGAAGTTTCGAACGTGCGTTTTTCAAGGCTATTGGAATAATGATTGCTGTCATCGCAATCTTTGGTTCCATAATCTATGCGTTGATGTGCTGGGTGGACACCGAGCCATGAATATCGAACGTCTAGGCAATTTTGTGAACTGGTTGGCGGTTCCAGCGTTCGTAGCTCTGCTATGGTACGGGTCATGAACGCACAGCTTAAATTCGAACCGCTTAAGACTCAGCCCATGCCGACGCGTGAGCGCTTGAACCGCATCGCGGAAGGTTTGCAGGGTTGGATCGACGGTAAGGTCGCTGATCACAATGCGCGTCGCGCTGCGGATCGGCGGGTCAACTACTCCGTGCAAGGGTGGAACATATGCCAAACATGATCACGCTCGAAGTTGAAATCGTCATTAAGGCAAAGTTGCCTTCCCTCACGCAGCGCGCTATACGCAAGCTTGAGCGCGGCGGTGTTGTGGTCACCAGCGTTGACACCAGCGCGAACCGTTGCACCGTACACGGCACGCTTAAAGTGCGCGCAACACCGCTGTATCCCGATGAACACGCTTCGTGGCGGAGGTAGCATGAAATCCATTCTGTTCGTATTGCTGATGCGCATCAACGGCGACACCAGTGCGGTAGCTGTGTACGAGTCCATAGAGCAGTGCCGTGACGC